GGCTGAGGGTGTGGAAATACGCCCGGACGGTACGATTCTGGTTCGCTTGTCCCCGATCCCCACAGTGCCGGAGGCCGAGGATCAGGCTACAGCCGAGCGGGAGGTCGTACTATGACCGAAATGCCCCGCCCGCGCCCGCCCCATCTTCACAGCGAACGCACGCGCCATGGAAGGCTTGTCTGGTACGTCCGCATAGGGAAAGGGCCGAGAATCAGGATCAGGGCCGAATACGGCTCGCCATCGTTCGATGCTCAGTACAAGGCCGCGATTGACGGTGTGCCACTGTTCACCGGCAAGGCCGCGAACGGCACCCTGGAATGGCTAATCGACCGCTATCGGGAAACGTCCGCATGGCAGGATTTATCGCTCGCCACGCGACGGCAGAGGGATAATATATTTCAGGGGGTTCTGAAGACTGCCGCAAAAGAGGCGATCCAGTTCGTTTCCAAGCAAACGATCACAGCCGCCCGCGAACGGCGGTCTAGCACCCCGGCGCAAGCCCGAAACTTCCTCGATGCTATGCGTGGCCTATTTCGATGGGCAATGGACGCCGATCTCGTCAAGTCAGACCCGACTCTGGGCGTGAAAAACCCTACCAGAAACACGGGGCCGGGCTTCGAGGTTTGGACCGAAGAAGAAGTGGATTCTTATCAAAATCGCTGGCCAATCGGGACAAAAGAGCGCGTCTGGATTGATGTTCTGCTATATTCCGGGCTGCGTCGTGGCGATGCGGTTCGCCTTGGAAAGCAACATGTCCGCGACGGTGCGGCAACTATCGCAACGGAAAAAAGCAAAGGGCAAATCAAGGTGACTATCCCCCTCCTGCCCGTGCTTGCGGAAACCCTCAGGGCTGGCCCGTGCGGCGATCTGGCGTTTATTTGTGGGGACCGCAAACAACCGCTCACGAAGGAATCCTTCGGCAATATGTTCCGCGTTGCGTGCCGTGCTGCGGGTGTAAAAAAGTCGGCACATGGCATTCGCAAAGTCGGGGCAACCCGAGCTGCGGAGAACGGGGCTACAGTCGCGGAATTGGAGGCGTTGTTTGGTTGGACAGGTGGCGGGATGGCCGCGCTATATACGCGCGCAGCAAATCGCGCCCATTTGGCAAAAGGCGCGGTTCACAAGTTAATCAAGCGGGAAGACAATGCGACGCAAGCGGAAGCTGGGAAGACACGTTCATAGCGAAGTGACGCGACACGGCCAGCGCGTGTTCTATTATCGCGTAGGCGGGGGAGCGCGCATTCGCCTTCCTGATGATTGCAATAGTCAGGACTTTCGTGACGCCGTGCGTCAGGTTCGGGAAAGCGGCAAAATGAGGGGTGCCACTGCCCTACCTCCAATTGAGGCGATGGGACGAACGAAGCTCGAAACAGCAATCGTTAATATTGTTCGTGGGGCCAGAAGCCGCGCAAAACTAAAGGCGGTCCCGTTTGATCTTGATATTGAGTGGGCGCTGGACCTCGCCAGGAGTCAGAACTTTTGCTGCGCTCTGACAAGGATACCGTTCTCAGTTGACCGGCCCCGCGCCAACACGCGGATTGGCCCGTTCGCCCCCTCATTCGATAGGATCGAGCCGCACCTTGGCTACACCAAGGAAAACGTCCGGCTGGTCGTCTTTGCCCTCAATGTCATGTTCATGGACTGGGGGCAGGAAGTCTTTGAACGCGTCGTGAACCGATACCGGCGCAACAAGGGGGAGAAGAACCGCGCTCTATTCCCTCACTTGTCGCAGGAAGTGCGGGCCGCACGCCGAGTTTCCAAGTTAAAACAACGGGATAGGACGGTGATGGTGCGGCCGAGAGAGGTCGCATAAATACCAAAAACCCCTATAGAATAGGGCTTAAAACCAAAGGTGCGGGAATTAAGTGCCATCCGCAGCCATTAGGTTATTTTGAGCCCCGCCCGCACCCCACCCACATCGTCTGCCCGCCCTGTGAGAGAAGGATTATAGACTATGAACGCCAACCGAGCCGATAGCGTCACCAGTACGCCAAGGGGAGAGCAAGGTGCTCGCGTTATCGTTTGCGGCGGGCGATGGTTTACCGATGTGCCATTACTTTTTGAGACGCTGGACCGTCAACACCAGTTGACGCCAATGGCTATGCTTGCCGAGGGCGCGTCAGACGACGTGACCGGCCCGTATGTTGGGGCAGATTATTGGGCGCGCATTTGGGCGGTAGCGCGCGGCGTGCCTCGCGTGAGTTTTCATGCCGATTGGAAAACACAATTTCGGGCGGCTGGCCCTATCCGTAATAAACGAATGTTGGACGATGTGAGGCCGTCACTTGTAGTCGCGTTTGAGGGCGGGCGCGGCACAGATAGTATGGTTTCATTGGCCGAAAAAACTACGGCTGCTATCTTGCGCGTTTCCGCTCACGATGGGCAATGCGCTGAAGTACGACGCGCGGTAAGAGAGCGCGAGGCACACCGCCCAAGTACTGAAGGCGCGAAGCCAGAATAAATGGGCTGCTAGTTCAAGGAGATTTAAATGAGCGACGAGGACAAACTTGAAGTCGAGGCTAGGAGCATCATTGAAATGTTCTTGCTGTCTTCCTTTCTCAATGCAAGGGGCGAGCATCCTGAATGGCTTGCAGCCGACTCCCACGAACTAATGGCAGTTCTTTGGCAAGGCGGGTTTAAGATAGTCAAACGCGATGACTACGCGGAATGCGCTGAAATGCGAGCGCATATGGCTGAGTGTCTGGAAGACTACAAAGCCGACGCTGGGCTGCTAGTCCAATGATCTTACTCAGTGCATGGAGCAATGAAGATGGCTGTGAAGGATAATACGAAAACAGAAAAGCATAATGATATTGTTGCCCGCCTTCGTTCACTTTACGCAGAGTGGGGAATTGGCCAACATGGTCCAGAAATTCTTAGAGAAGCGGCAGACGAAATAATTGCACTCCGCAGGAGCAATTCTGATGAGACTAGAAGTAATTCGCGAATTTGAATCCATTGCTGCCGAGTCATGTATTGCTGAAGAATTTCAGCAAAACGATCCGACCCACCGAGCATGTCTATATCTTTTACTCGCCGCATTTATTGATTCAAACGTCAAGCGTCTAAAAATGTTGCCGCAATTCAGTAGACAGGAATTATTGCGGTTTAGTGTACTCGCGAGAGAATATGGAATGGTCCGTCGCTTTCCACAAGGACGACGATTGATAGACTTTGAGCGATGGAATGAACCACTGCAATTTATGTTAGACGCAATGCTTTTGTCTGAATTTCTTGTAGCGAGAAATATCAACCTCGAACTATCTTGCTGGGAATACGAACTACATAGAGATTATGCGGATTAATCCTTCAAACCCCCCACCCCCCCCCATAAGGCTTTGCGCTAGGAGAGAAGGAGAAGGAAAGATGATGACCGCCACACAGTTCGTCGTTCAAATGGCCGTTCATGTCGGTGTTGGAGGCAACATGCAGGCGCGTGACGCGCTGCCGCTTGCGAGCGGGGCATACCGGGAATTTCTTGCCGACGAAAAGATTGAGTTCGGCGCACACGGCTACGACTGGACGAAAAGCGGAGCCCGAACCCTCGCTGAGGATTATGTCCTCGCCAACTTATAGGCTAACCCCTCAATTCCTCAATCTTCTTCTGCGTCAGGGGCACGATCTCAAACGGTACTTCCGGGCTTTGAATAATCAGCGGGAATACCGTATGCGTCCAACCGCAACTGTACTGAATCGACGAACGATAGATCGCGCGCCCCCATGCCGCAGCAGGCGGAATGGTTATCGTCGAACGCCATTCGTCCAAGCCTGTTGTGAAGCTGGTCGGGCCTGAAACGCGATCAAGACGAAATACCGTATTGGCTGAATCCACAATCTCTCTTGAGATTGTCGCCGGGCAAACATGGCGGCGCTCGGCGGACCATTTGATTGTGAGAGCGCCCGCTTCATTGACGCGGTGCGGATCAGCCACACCGCGCAGACTGTCCACGTCGATTGCCGGAACGCGGTCAACGGTAATCAGCGTATAGATCGACAGCACGGCCAGCGGGACAAGCACCCACGGTAGCACATGCTCAATGGCGATACGGCGGACGGCGGAACTTGCGAGCGGTTGCATAACTATGGCCCTCTATGGAATATCCAGCCGATCAGCCCCACGAGGTCGTTCCTCAACGCCGCCAATATGCCAATCGTTCCGGCAGCTCCGGCAAACACTTTCCAGACCATTCTTCTGGCTCGGCCCCATTGTTCCTTGCCCTTAACAAACTCGATAACGGCGTGCAGTTCCTTTCTGCTCACTTTGTATTCGTGCATAATACGGCGTAAAAGCTGCACTTCATGGGGCTGAAATTCCCCGGTTGGCAGGGCGTCCGCCTCGTGTCCATTATTGTCCGCCATCGCGAGACCTCTTTCTCGTGTTGGCCGGGCGGCTAATACCGTCCGGGGGCGGCGGGTGTCGTAGCATCCGCTGCCCTGCTCCTGAAACTCACGCCGCCAACAAACGCTCATGTAAATCAGCGATAGCCAAATGCGGCTCTATATCGTTGTCCAACGTCAGATGGCTGTGATTGACAGGAATGTTCTTGACGATGGTGTTCGGACTTTCCGCTTCATACATTCCGCCACCAAGCCCGCCACCTGGAATATAAATAGCCTTCGCCAGCTTCACATTGGCGGGCACTTTGGTAAGCCGATATTCAGAAAGGTTCGCTGCCGGATTGCTAGCAGGATCGAAGCCGATGATCGCTGCTATTTCTCTCCCCGCAAGACGCGCAAGCGTTGGCAGAATTGATCCGCCGAGACTATGGCCGATTGGCACAATGTCCTCAGTCTGTGGCCGCTTGAGAATGTCCTCAAGCACTTCGCGCCACTCATGATGCGATGCGACCATGACGCGACCGCCCAGCTTACGCAGCCGGTTGGCGAGATCGACCGTGATTCCTTCCGACGCACTGGACTCGGGATTGCGGAAGCTGAGCCCGGCAATGATGTAGGTGCTGACAGCACTCATTTACCCCTCCCGATGGCCCGTTGCTCATTTACAAGGCCCTTGATCGCGGTCAGGTCCACAGCCGTATGCGAGGGTTTTGCGCAGATAACCTTGGCCTTGTTCTGCACGGTGTTTGCCTTGCTTATGTCCGCAGACGGGCAAGACTTGATCGCGCAGAAATCCATGTGGCCGTCATAGGCCGCACGGCTTTGGATACAGTAGCTTGGAACGTCTTCCCCAAGCTGCCTAACTGGCGGCTGGCCCGCACAGGACGCGACAACAAGCGCAAACGCCAGAATAATCAGCGCACGTTTCATTGGTCAGTCCTTTGGATCGAGGCGGTTGTCGAATGTCTTGCGCCCGGTTTCAGTCCAGCCCTCGGCGTCTTTCTTTTCCTCAGGACGTGGCGTAGTGAAAAACTTGGCGAGGAAGCCGAGGATCGACTTGACCCACGGCTTCTCAAGCAAGGGCTTAAGCTTCTTGTATAGTTTGAGCGCTTCGAGGATGGTCACTTCGCGCTCAACGGAACGGTCGTAACCTTGCGCAGCCATGCACCGATGAAGCCGATGGCTACTACGGCGGGACCTGCGTACGTCTCGCCAACAACATCGATGAGGTTCGCGGTTTCAAGCACGCCAAACGCGGCGAGTATCATATTGAACAGAATCGTTTTGCTTTTGAGCCAGTTCATTGTCGTCTCCATTGAAAAACTCGCTTCCGGCGAGCGCGGTTTAATCGCGTGCGACCCTTGCAGCTTCGATTGCAGCCTTGATCTGGTCGAGCGTTCCGCCTTCGGCGCAAACCTTCTGCACCTTGCCGTGGAACGAAAAGGCATTGGCGACCTGTGCATCCGTGCGGCGCGGGGCGACAAGAAGCATGTACGCCGCGTGCAATCTGTCTTCCGAGCGGCAAAGTTGTTCTGCGCTTGAAAATAATTTATCGGTGATGGCGCAGCCACCGAGTACAAACGCAAGCGCGCCCGCAAGTGCGAGTTTTCGCATTTCATTCTCCGTTGGTTGTTAAATCAGGCCAGCGCCTTCGCGCTCTTGCGCACGCCAGCAACACGGTTCGTCCAGCCCTTGCCGAACGAACGCCAATGCCGAAGCGAACGCAGGAACGCCATGCGGCGGTCGAGCATGTAATCGACAAGTTTCTTTTGATCGGGAAACAGTAACGCGGCCTTGAGCGTGATCGGGCCTAGCTGGCCGTCATCGTCAACACCAAGAGCGCGTTGCAGCCATTTGATCGACTGGCGCGGGCCTGAGTTCACAGCCCCATCGAACACGGCATAATCGACGCCGGACGGAAGCTGGTCGCCTTTGATTGCATCCCAATATTGCAGTTTATAGATCGTGCGGATTTCATCATCGGAGATATGCTTGACCGATTGCATCTTGAGACCGCGCTTCTGGCGATAGATGTTATAAACGCGCTGGATTACGCCTTTCATGGTCGCGCCGCCCGGATCGTCGGGATGATTCGACCAGCCGCCCTCGTGCTTCAAGACAGCCGCAAGCGCGCTCTCGAAATTCTTCGAGGCCATATCTCTCTCCGATGTCTAGTGAGTCAGGAACTGCCTTCAGGCGTCACAAAGCAGAACGGAACAATGGGGGCTTTGTTCGTTCGCTTCGCAGCGCATACATGCGCAATACCGCTCGGGCTTGTGACGTTGCGCTTAATGCGGCTTTCGGGGATCGGATCGTATTGGCCGTCGATCAGCGCGAACCATTGCCCGTCACGAAACTTCGCAAGCGTCGGCCTGCAATCGCCGTTGCAGCACGATATGCTCGGTTCGTATGGGCGCTTGAGCGATAAGCCGTTCTCTCCGGTCTGATACCAATGATGCCATTGGGCGTGGCCTATTCCGAAGTCGCCTATCTGGCCTTCCTGCGCACTACCCGACTTCGGGACCATGATCGCGGACAGTATGAATGCGGCCAGCGCAAAGGATAAAACGGCTAGCAATAGCAGGCACGCCTTGCCGACGAGCGAGGCGAACGAACGCCGTGGCGTTTTCAGTTCTTTGGCAATGCGCGATCCATAGTTACGATAGCGATGCTCGGGATTGTCCATTTAGGACGGCCAAACATAAGCAATCGCGCTGCCGACCGAGCGCGTGTAACGGCACACACCCTTACGCCCGCAATTACCTGAGATGAGCGTGACCGTGTTGCCTTCGACACTCTCGACAATCGCCGCGTGTCCGCTTGTCCCGTTCCTACCGCGCGCATAGACAGCGATAGCTCCGGGCCTTGGCGCGGCGAGCCGCTGCCCGCCATTGACGAACGAACGTGCGAGGTCGGAGCCTGTGCCCTTACGACCGCTGCGAGCCAGCCGGTCGTTTATGAATCTGGCGCACCATAGATTGCGCCTTGCAGTCGGATTGCCACGGCCTACATATCGTTTTGCGTCTGCCAGCCAAGGTGCTGCACTCGAATGATATGAAACCGATGGAGATGGCGTGAACCGCTTGCCCGCAACCTTCGTGCTTCTGGACTTGCGTTTTCTTTTTGATGTTGAGGCGATATAGCCCCCGAAATGCCGGGCCTGCTTATGGCCTGTCAGTTGATAGGGCTCTACATAGCCCTTGCCGGGAACATAGATTGAATCAGGGCCGCCCTGGGCCAATACGGGAGTTGAGAATAGCAAACATAGGGTCGCGAGCGGTGCGAGGATAAATCGCATCGTGGGCTCCGTTTTGCTGTTGGTAGGAAAACTATGGAAGCGTCGTGTACCTAAGTTTCAGTCGCGCATAGATGGCGTCTAGTTCTGCGTCTGACAGGCGGCGCGACCAACCGGCAATACAAGCAACGCGCGATCCAGACGGAAACTTTATGCCAGAGGAATATCCTATTGCTGCAATCGAATTGGTATCTAGCGCCGATGGCGAACTGTACGTCGATGTAAACTTCTGTCTTGTTGCATTAACCTGCACTGTCGTTCCGTCTGTACCAACCGATTCATCATGCGCGCTGGCAAGCATGACAAACTCGTTTTGAGGAACGCTTGTCGTGTTCTGTGCCCGGAACGACAACGCAGAAGCATTAAACACATCGACTGTAAGGAGGTTGCCTGTTGGCGTTCCGCCTGTAACCGGAATCCACATGCGGAAACTAACAATCTCCGTAGATGTGCTATAGATGGAGAAATTGCTGTTTGGTCTGTAAACAATAGCAATTAGGGAACAAATCCCATTGTCCTTATGCCACGGTATGCCGTATGTATGAGCTGCTGTCGCAAAAAACAGGTCGCCGCCATCCGAGCTAAAATATTCGTTTGCTGTTAGCTCACCAGCCGTACCGTTGAACGTCGGGTCGTAAGATTCTGCGCTTGAATTTGAGCCGCGATAGAAGTTGTTTCCATTTCCGCTAAGGTCGAGCCATGTTTGCCCAGAACCGGCATAGGAATCAATTTCAGCCGCATCTACACAAAATTCCAGATTGGCGGTCGCACTCTCCGCAACAATCATCTCATAGAAATTCTGCTTTGCAGACCCGGACGCCGCAGGGCTTCCATCTCCTGTCGCCGTGACCGCTACGGAATTTCTCGTTGATGTACCGGACGCCGTAAGCGACCCAACACTATCCAGTTCAGCGCTATAGAACGCCTCTCCCTCAGTGCCGCTTGCCGTAGCGCTTCCAACACCAATAATCGATCCATCGAACGAGTTGGACTTCCCGCCATAGGCAACCGGCGACCCGGCCCCAACGATAGATGAATCACCGCTCCTGACTGACATCGCGGACGCGGCGGGCGATCCCTCCCCGACAAACCCGCCAATGCCGCCGAAATGATAATCCGCCGCTAGCGAGCCTACGCCAGATATGCTTCCCGAGCCCTCCCGGTGCCTTGGTACGAAGTCGTTCCCAAACGGCTTGCCTGTAACCTCATAGACCTTCATCCGGCCAATGACGTTGTAAACCGCCATCGTGCCGCCAATGGAATAGTGGTTTTGGGGCATTCATAGGGGCTTTCTTGCTGCTTGCATCGGTGCTGCCGGGCGGTAGGATTGGAGAATGATAGCCAACATTCTCCGCAAATTTTCTCAGCCGCCGCCCGCAATAGACCACCAGGGGCTGACTACCCGGCACGAAACCGGCGACCTATATGAGACGGAATTTGATCGTATCTTTCGCACGGCTTGCGCCCTCGATCCTTGGGCCGATGAGCGGCTTAGACTGCGCGTGTATTATCATTGCCGGTTCGCGCAAATTGCATTGAACGCGCCCGGCGATTTTCTTTTTGCCGGTGTTTCGTTTGGCGTTGCGCCGAAAGCCGTAACACTTGCCCTTGGCCCAGCGCTCGACAACCGGACCATTTATCTGGCGGACAAATGGCAGGGCCTTCGTGAATCTGGATCAAACCGAACGCGCGACGACTACTGCGCAGACGTTTCGCTTGTCAGAAAATTCTTCACAGAACCAAACGTCAAAATCGTCGAAGCCTACGTGCCTGACGCACTCGGCCAGATTGAAACCAAGCACATCGCATTCGCCGCGTTAAATACAGGTGACGTGGACGCGGATTGTGCGTCCCTGCCTTTACTATGGCCTCGCCTTTCGACTGGAGGAATGCTGATCTTGAACGGCTACGCGCAGAAACCAGAGAGGCATAAGCAATATCAAAACACGCTCTCCGCGCTTCCCGGCGCGATTGTCGTTAACCTGATGAACGGCTTCGGGCTTCTGTCTAAAGCCTAGCGCAGAGCCGCTAGCACCATCACCCTCGGGTTAGCCGCGTTCACATTGTCTCCCGTAACAGTCAGCCCGGTTTGTACCGAGGCAAATTCATCCGACGCGCCGCTGTGGTGCGAGTTACCCGTTCCTTCCACCGCCGCATCGAAATCTTCCGTAATGCCGGTCCATGTAAAGCCGGACGATCCACCCGGATAAGCCTGCACATATCCGAATAGTAGCCCGCCCGCTTCCACATCAATCGTTGTCGATGGCGGGTCTGCCGTCGAGTCCCCCGTATCGGTTGCCGTTGTACTCAACAATCCATAGGCTGAATACCAGCCTATTCCGCAGCGAAGTTGCGCATTGCTGTACGTTACAACGATATCCCCTGTGGTTCCTGTAGGAACCTCCGCGATATAGAGCGCGCAGGAAACATCTGCCGTATCCGTCCCGTTCAATCCTTGCTGGAAGTGCAATCGCGTGGCGGTGACGCCCGCGACCGTGACTGACGTAAACGGGTCGGCGGTCGTGTCCGTGTCCGTGCCGCCCGTGCCGACGACAATACACCTATCAGCCGCCTCGTCTCCGAGCGCAACGCTTGAGAATGTATAGACCGTCGCGTTTGTGCCACTGACAGACGAACCGAGGAAGGTCCGTGTAGCAGCGGCCACGCCACTCTCAGTCCCCTCCGCTACCGCTACACCAATCCCAACAATCGTACCGGCCTGCAATGCGTTCTTGATTACATTCGACGCAAGCACACCAACGCCGACAATCGTTCCGTCATCTGTGGCATTGATCCCGCCCGTCGCGGCAGGATTGCCAATACTATCCAGCGCCGCATTGACGGTTCGGACACTTGCTCCATCTCCATGTGCAATCCCCTCGCCAACAATAATTGCATTGGCAACGCCGGTTTTGAACACGTCCGCGACGGTAATTCCAATGCCTTCAATCTGCCCGTCGTCGGTAAACGTCTTCGATCCGTCCGGCGTAAAGATTCCAATTCCGGTTATATCGACTTCGCCTGAGCGCGTGCTGGTCCCTTCGGATTGAGGATCGCCAAGGCTATCTAGTTCCGCAACGCCCGTATGTGCACCTGTTGCGTCCGTCTCAAGCGAGCCTTCGCCAACGATAGACCCGACAATGATCGCCTCGATATTCCCAACGCCGGAAAGCGAAGCGGTCGCGGAAATATCTCCGGTTACGATTGCAGTCTTAAACCCACTACCGGAAAACAGACCAATGCCGGTAACCTGGAAATTAATAATTTCCACTTCCAGAAGATCAAGCCCGACATCATAACTCGACCAGACGCCAACAATGCCATAGCGCGCCATTGAGCCAGTGACGGTGTGAACCGCCATCTCGCCCTCAACGTCATGGACTGCCCCGCGCCCGGAGACGGAATACTGTGCCATTCATCGGACGCCAATCAGGCGGTATCGCTGATCTGCAAATACGTCCCGGTCGAATTGATTGTGTAGGTTCCGTCGCCACCAAACGTCTCGTCCGTCACGTCCATGTAGCCCCAGATTGTGGTTCCGGTCGAAGTCCCGAGAATGCCCACATGCGAAACCGATGACCCGCCCGGCACGTTGAACGTCACGTTGGACGATAGGAACGCCTGCCCGGATGAAGCCGCGTCCCACGTGGCCGCTACACGGGCATAGGAGCCGCCCGAGATTTCATTACCGGCAATCGTTGATGGGACGGTCGAGAACAGCGCCATGAATGTTGCGGCAGAACTCATGAAATCGAGCATTCTGTTCTTGCCAAGATCGAAGAATGGCATTTTGTTTTTCCTTGTTGTTAGGATGCCGTGGATGCGTACATGGAATCCCGAATACGCGCGGGGCCTTCAAACTGGATGGAAACACCATCCGAATGGTCGAGACGCAGTTCGTGCCAGAAGCGGCCCGGATAAAGATCGGCCTGTAGCGACGAACCGAAGCTCACCCGGCACTCACCCGAGGTTGAGCCAGTGACCGTAATTCCGTCCCCGATGATCGCGCTGGCGATGTAGGTTGAGCCGCGCTCGACAGAGACGCCCCAACGGATACTGCCGCTCGACAGGCCGGACAGGCTCGCGACTTCGCCATCCGCGCCGGTTAGCTCGGCGTTTATGACCAAGGTCTCGTCAAGGTGAAAATCGATGGACAAGGTTGCGGCCATGTTTGGCTTCTCTTTGTTTTTTCATAGAAAAAGGCCCGCTTTCGCGAGCCGGAACTTCGTGGCATTCTCCCGAACGGGGAGTCTCTTATGAGAAAGTTTTTTCGCGTTGTCGGCTATTTATATTTGACGTGTGCCGTCAGTATTATTCTAGGAAGCTACGCTTGGATTTGGTGGCACTACGGGTTGGCTAAACTGATCGAAATCGCGAGCCCGTTTAACCTAATCAATACCGGCGCTGTTTTGCTGACAATAGCGCCTGGGTTTCTCCTATTGCACTTCACCAAGTCTTCCTAGCGCCGTGCGTCGATCTCGGAACGCTTGGCTTCCATCGCCGAATTGATGATATCCGGGTTTTGCATCATCATCATTGACCGCGCTGTTTCCCGCGCCCGCTCGATTGTCTTGGTGACCAATTCACGCTGGGCAAAATCGGGAAGTGACGCAAACCCCGGCATGGAAACAATCTGGTCAAGTCGCATTTTCGTTGTGGTGCCTGCAAGCCGCGCGAAGTCGTCGTACTGTTCGTCCGTCAATTCGACGCCACGGATTTTTCGCGGCGTCCGCGCGGGAAATACCCCCAGCCGGAGAAGCGTCTGGTTGACCGGATCGTTGTTCAATCGGCTTTCATAGATCGGGCTCACAAGATCGGGGCCAAGCCCGCCCCCAAGCTGTATCGGTTGGCCCCAGATGTCACGACGCGGTAATAGGGTCTGCGACAGGCCGGGAAGCCGCGCCTTGATCCCGTCGATAATGGTACGGGCTTCCCTTAGATACGGGTCTTGCGTCTGCGCGATCTGCGCGACACCAGTAGGAACAACCGTACCGACAAATCTTTGAATATACCGCTGCCCGTATCGGTCCGGGTCCTGAACGGCGGTAATCAAATTCGACGGGCCAGAAAGCCACGTTTTGCTTGTCAGATTCTTTGTGACCGAGGCGAATACCAGCTTGCCTACATCATCCGCTTCTTTCTCGGTCGATACTTCGGCAATTTCCGCCATATCTCCGGCGATGCCCAACAGCATTGCCAGCGGTTCAAGCCGCGAGAAACTGTAATAGTGCTCCCCGATCTTTGCGCTATATGGCTGCCAGCCGGTTTGAAACATGACGGCGCGCTGCTTTGAATCCGTCGGGCCACCTCCGGTAATGGTCCCCTCAAGCGCCATTGCAACTGCCGCCGTACTGACGGCAGAGCCCATAATCATGCGGGCAATCTGTTCGTCCGCAGAAGCCCCGCCCTTGGCGATGTTTTCCCGAACATCGCGCGAGAACAATCCGAATACCGAACGCTCCTGTGCGAACTTGATGATATTAACCGGCGTCCTGACAAACGGGATAACCAGTTTTACCATCGGGTGAGAATTGGCAAACTGCTGAACCGATCCTCCGATCCGCCCGAGTTTCGATTGAAACGTCTGGTAGTCCGCGTTTTTCTGCGCGGCAAGAATCATGTCTTCGGTCGGATTTTGCACCAGCTCTGTAACGCGGCGTGCAAACTTGTCGCCCTTGGCCCCTTCGTCCATTGCCTTGCGATAAGCAAGCGCGTTCAGTTCTTGTCTATGGGCGATACCCCTAAAGATTTGATCTTCCGCCGCAAGAGCGCGCCCTGGAATACGGATTAATTCACCAGCCTTGCCGGGAATCGCCATAAATCGGCGCTGTTCGATCTTGCTGGCCTTCTCAACCAAATCCTCGTTTTTCATAACGGCCCAGCCAGCCCGCACGCCGTCTTTCGATCCCTCGATTATTCCGAACAGTCTTGCTCCCGCCTCGCCCAGATAAACGCGCTCTTTGTTGGCAGAGAAAGTTGTGCGGACTATTCCAGAACCGGCGGCTACAACGGTTTCCGGCACGCGATAGAGCGCAACCAGCGTATTGGAGAGCATGTTCGTTGCGTGCGTCTTTGGGCCGGACAGAAGCGCGTTGATCCAGACCTCAACCGCCATATCGGCCCATGAAGCCTTCGTGCTGTCGCGGACGTATTTCGACACCTTGGCAGATGTGTCGAGTTGCATTCCAAGCTGAGCTTCGCGCTGAAGCTGGTAGAGCGTCTTGCCGGTATTTTCCTGTAGGAACGCGCTGAGCGATTTTGCTTCCGCCATGCCGTCGATTGCACGAAATGCCCTCAACGCCCGTCCGGCTTCCGCCGTGATCCCGGAAACCTGTTCCTGAATCATCAAATGTCTGGCGCGGACCTCGGCATAAGCAAGAACATCGGCTTCCGCACCGCCTGCGGCCTTCGCCATTGCATCGCGGACACTGACAGCCGATTGAACGAGTAACTTTCGCGCGGCTACGACCTGTTCTGCATTGAACGCGTCTCCAATCTTTCTCCGGTCGAGCGTCTTCGCGTCCATGCCAAGCGCGTCTGCCAGATCGGAAACTTCCGAATCCGACAACACGCCGCGTCTGGCTGAAATGAATCCTTCGTTTTCCGATGCGGCCTGACGCAGGACCGCGTTCACGTCTTCCGGCGTTCCTAAGTTTTCCAGCCGGATATTTCCGGCCTTGTCGGTTAGCGGGGTTTCTGCTCTTGGGAGGCTTGCATTTGCGTCTCCGCGTAGGCGAGCGCTTTCCGCCTCAACTTCACTTCGGCCCGCGCCAGCCGTTCCAGGTTGCGGACGTTCTCCTGATCGCTCAACGATAGGTTCGGACGCAGGGCGAGGACTGTCAGCATCCGCACGTCCCGCCGCGCTTCGTCGAGCTTCTTCTGTAGTTCCGCCAAGTCCGACATTCTCGGTCAGTTTAGCACTTTCCGCGCGGGCCGCGTCAGCCAAAATACCGGCCTCCATCCCCTCTGCGGAATCGGCTAATTTCCCAAATTTTTCAGCAGCTTTCTTGATTGCCTCGTCAGGAAGGATTCCCGTCCGCTCGGGATTTACGGCCAGAAGCCGGTCATAAACCCCCCGAATGTCCTCATTCACGTCCACCTTGAGGCGGGTTACTTCCTGATAGATACGGACCAACCATTGCCGGAATTGCTCGAATACCTTGGCGAGGGTCGGGTGCGGGGCCACTCCATCCCGCATATAGGCTTCAAATCCACGGGCGAATTGTTCGTGCTGCTTGGTCTTTATGTCTTCGGCTTTTTCTACACCGAGCCATTTCAGGGTGATATCCGCGTCCTGCTTTAGAATCGCGGGAGCGGCTTCGTCCGCCGCGTCGGCTATCAGGCGGGCTAGATAGTCGTGGCCCTTTTCGTGGATAAACGTAGAGGCGTTAGCTTCGCGTAATAGAGTGATCGTGTTCTGGCCGTCTTCGCGTAGGCGGATTCGACCGCGTTTGGTGTCCCCGCCTTGTGCGAGCGTTAATGCCTTCTGATCTTTCCCCGCAACAATCTCAGGCGCTTCGGCCCGATACATTTCCTCTGAGGTGCCCTTCTTGCCTTCAAAGCGCGCGGCTCTCGTCTCCCAATATGCGGCGTCGATTGCGGCGGCTGCATCCGCTTCATCTACTGGTCTTCCAGCCGCAACCAGCTTTTCCTTTACGTCGCCAATAATAAACGCGCGCTGTTCTTCTATCGGCTTGGCTTGCGGTGCGTCAGGCAATGCAGCCACGGGAGCCTGCGGTTCTTCCGCGCGCATAGCCTGTTCCGGCAAGGCATCATCAACCTTGGTAGCCGTACCGCGCCAGCCTTCCTCGCCGTGGCCGATAATCTTCAGCCTGCGCGCCGTTTCCAAATCTGCAACGCGCCGTATGGCAGGGATACCGCTTGCGGAACCAAAGAACGCTTCAGGCATGGCCGCTATGTCACGGCCAAGGCTTTCGCTGCCGGTAACTGCCGACACGCCTTGCTTGACGACTTCCTGCCCCGCTATGAACCCGGCAGCCGTTCCCCTAAGCAATACGTCAAGCGCGCTCGCAGCCGGACGAAGCAGGACTTCGTTCAATGCCTTGCCGACCGTGCCCCTGCCATTTTCGTAATCGTTGAACACGCCATATTCGCGCAGGGCCTTCGTGGATTCGTCTGACAATCCAATTTCAGCATCGCCAAAACCCTCGCTGAATTTATCCGCGACTTTCTTGGCCGTTGTTTTCGCCCACACCATATCGGATTCAAACGTGCCTTGCGGCGCGTCCATGCCATCAAGCACCCGCGCGGGCTTGCCAAAGAACTCGTCGGCGGACGGCAATACTTTCGCGTCTGGCTTCGCGGACGAAAAGAATTCGTCGGCGCTTGGAAGTTCTGCCACTATCGCGACATGGGCGGCGCTATTGCCGGAGTTGAAGCCCGCACCCAACCGCGCTCAACCGCAATGCGTTCGCCTTCCTCGCGCGGCACCTTTCCCGATTGAACGGCGGCAATAAGCCCCTGTGGCGTACTGGTATCAGCCTCCCCGCCCATTCCACTCAGCATGTCACGCACCATTTCGTTGGTTGATCGCTTGAGCGTCTTGATCCCCTTGCCGAGATATTCAGGGCTGTCGGGATCGAGCAATTGCGCGGGGGTTTTCCCCTGCCCGCGTAGCTTGTAATAAGTCGGCAGGGCCTGCGACATAAAACGCAGATTGATTTCCTCGCCCTTCGGATCGCGAATGCCGAGCATCGGATTGGTCCCGCTCAATTCCTGATGTGCTGTTTTCAGAAACTGGTTGAGCATTTGCTTTTCCGCTTCTTCCTCGGGCGACTTTCCGCTCTGTAATTGTCTGGCCAATTCGTTGTAGCCGGAAACTTTCAGACCGCTACCGACAAGAGGAACAAGCTGGTCTAGATTATTGATCTTGTTCGGGTCGCCGTCCGGCAAGTGAACGCGCTGAAACATTTCATAGAACGCGGAGCCGTATGTATTATCGGTACTGTCCGCACGCGAAACCAGAGATGTCATTCGCTGGATTGCTTCGCGGGTAAGCTTGGGATTCTGCGCGATGGACTGTGCCGTGACCTGCGATTGCTTGGCCGGGTCCGCGATAGCGCCCATAAGCGCGACTTCCTCGGCGTCGGATGCGTCCTTTTTCTGTCGCTCCTGAATGCGGGCGTTCCGTTCCTCGTCGAGAACCCTTGCCCGCTCACGACGCTCGAAAGCGTCCCTGTGCGCAACAATCCTGGTCTGCGCGAACGCCTCTATATCGCTATCGACCCCTGCCGATGCACCGGCACCGTATTCCGCGTTCGCATCGCCGCCGTATTTGGCCATGCGGCGCTCGATATCGGCACTCTCGCGATTGATGAGATTGCCAACCGTGCCAGCCTTGCGAACGTCAGGGTTTTGGTCCCAAACCGCTCTGGCTTTATTGCCGAATGTCTCGAATACCCAATCCTTCGTTGACATTTCCGGGTCGGCATTGAGCAATGCCGTAGCGCCGCCGACGCCGTATCGGTGCGCGAGATAAGCGTCCTTTGCGGTCGGCGCGCGTCCGATAGCCTTGCCAAGCGCCGCAACCCTGTCGCCCGTCATCTTGTCGAAGCCGCGCGCCTGCGCTTCCGTGTCACCGGATTCGGGAATGCCGTACTGTTCACGAGTCGGGCCATCGACCTGAAACAGGCCGCGTATTGTCTTCGATGCCTTTGCATCGTGCTTGAACGAAGACTCCCGTTCCGCAACGGCCAAGGCATAAGGCGCGTTCGAGACGTTATTGGCGATCTGGCCCTGTATGCCGGATTGTGGGACTGACTTCGCCGGACCCTGCCCCTTAATGAAATCCCTTACGTCCGCTTCCGTTCCGCCCGCCTTCAGTATGCCCTCGACACCAGCTTTAGCCACAACGCCGCTGAATTTCTTGCGTAGCGTCTCCCGCGTGATGTTGTCCGTGGGTACCGTTTCAAGAAGCACCCTGCTGGATTCTGCGGCTTCTTTGTATTTCGTCGGGTCCGCCTCCACCAGCAGGGCGAGTTTGTTATGTGCGTCCGTTACGCCCTCAATCGAAAACCGCTCGCGTTCCTTCGTCTCGAACCCGTCCGCGTTGCGGGAAAGCCGCGTTTCATAATCCAGAAGCTTCCCGTCATATTCACCCTTGAGATGATCTGGAATGCTCTTGAGAAACTTTTTGGCCGAGTCCTGATAACCACCGACGACGCTATCCCGTAAACCGGCTGCACCCGGCTGGGCGTTCTTCAGGGTTTCGGAATATGACTGTTCCTGTTCATAGGCGAACTCGGTAAACTTCCGCTCGGCGTTGAACTTGTCTTCCCTGTCGAACGCAGCACCCAGATTGGCAACACCCTGAGCTGCTACGCCAATGCTTCTTCCGACATTCGAGCGAAACCCGCCCACCATCGGTCCAGTGGGACGCAACGATGAAGCTTGGCCCAGATCGTCCCTGCTTGGCAGACGCTGCATCAGCCGTACCTCAATGCCGTACCGCCACGCCGCCCGTACCTGTCATAATAGGAACCAATACCGGACAGGATCGTGCCGCCCGCACTAATCAAGCTCGATTTAGCAGCGTCACTTCCTTCGGCACGCGCGAGCGCGGCCTTGCCCTGATAGCCTCTGGCCCGCGTCTCGCCTAAATACGTCTCGACACCGGCCTGATATTCGCCTTCCTCGACAATCCCTCCCTCCGTCGCAAGTACAGTCGGATCGGTAGCCCCTGCCCCAGAGGCAGCGGATACCGCCTGAGAGCGTGAGAGCAATAGATTCATCTGGCGGCGCTTTTCGGAAGCCTTCCTTTGCGCGGCGGCTTTTTCCTCGCTTGCTATACGTTCGAACTCTGCCGCTTCCGCCTTCGATGCTTTCTTTGCCTGTTGGCCGGAAATAATTTGCCCGCCCGCCGAAACGCCCGTTCCCAATAGATTGAGCGCAGTACCAATACCGGCAGCACCAGCGGCGGTCGCGCCCGCAGCAGAAGCCGCGTTGAATCCGGCCGCAGTCCCGCCCCCGACCAGTTCGGCAAGCGCAAACGATGACGCTGTGGGAAGTGCCGCACTGGCAGAAGCGGCGCTAAGAAGTGTTGCGAATCCGGCCATTTGTTTTTCTTATCCAGACTTTGCAGCCGTTCATTTCTTCGTTCGTCTCTTTGAATCCGAGACGTTCTAGCCAAGCACTTGCCTTGTCGAAACGCTCGTCGCAGGCGACAAACAATTCCTCAATATCCAATGCGCGAAGATACCTGAGCGCTGTCTGGTGAAACCGGGCCGGAGTCCGCGCTATCGGAGCGGCGTCGAGAAACGCCCACCAGCGCCCGTCTTCCCATAGACAAACACCGCCCACGCCCACGACAAGCTTACCGATATTTGCCGCCATGCCGCCCCAGCGTTCCGGGGGAGGTCTGCCGACAAAGCGAACGAAATCAGCCCGTACAGCCGGACGAATCTCGACCTTATTTTTCATTCGTGTCCATCACCGCAACAAATCCGAGTATATGCGCGGGGTAAGGGCTCATGGCCTTCACGCAAAAGCGCGCGTCCGTGTCCCATGTTCCATCAAATGAGTAAGGCTCAGCCTCGAACGTGTCATACAGCTTGTCTTCGGAAATCACCGCGCCCTTATAGACACGGGGAAGGCTGTTCATCACATAGTTTGCCGGAGCGTCTGAATCATCGTCAAAATGCCGACCGTAGGTAATTCCCTTGTGAACCGTGTCGGCCAAGAGAATTAAAAGATGGCTGATTTTCTTTTTCTGTCCGATTGCGGTTCCCAACTGTGCCCCATAGGCAAGTTTCGCGGGCTTGAACCTTCCATCATAAGGAAGCCCCACAACAGCGCTCGTTACCGATTCACCGATTGTAATTGAACCGGACGTGACGGTTTTCATATCGGTCTGATCGTGCAGGGCTTTAGAATTCCCCCAGACGACAACGCTTTCACCTTCAAGATGATCGAGCCCGGTAATCGTGGAAGTGGACGCGCCGGAATAAACGTAATGGCTATCCATGTTCTTGTTTAACGAACCGCCGACACACTCACTTTCCAGCGCCATTTTTTCGATATAACAGACATCGGACCCGTTAATGGTCCGGTTGATTGCAAGATAAACATCGTCTTCTTCCGTTCCCGGCAATACCGTGACTGCCACCGCCAGCCCATCCCCGAAATCAATGTCGATCCATGACACCATTTCCTCGGTGCGGTCGTAACAGCACATGGCAACCGATCCATCGTCCAGCACGCACCAGATTCGAGTATCGGGCTGGTTCTGGACCGCGATGGAAACAATCCCCGCATCACACATTTCCGGCTTGAACTTCGTCAAATCATCGGTTGTGTAATCGTTGTTCTCGATCCCAAACACAATTTCCCGAACACGGGTTGTATTGCGCTGAACATAAATGCCGGTCGTATCGACTTTGACCGCCTGCAAATGCGACGTGCCGCGATTCGATATTTCCCGCACGCCGAAATTCGTCGGCGTCATGGGCTCGTCGAGAGACGACGCCCGCATGGAAACAACCTGGCTGGCGGTTCCACCAAGCAACCGCTGCATGGAAAGAAGCCAGATAACGCCCTCGATAGGACCAAGCGCAAGCGAACGGACTATGGGGCCGGAATCGCCCACGGTCGTATCGTCGTAATTGCTGAACTCGTCAGACACGGACCCATAAACAAAGTCCTTGCCGCCCCACCACAGCCGACCATCGTGCAGCGTGACCGTCTCAGGCCAACCGCGCACATCAGACCATGACCCTTCATCCCACACTTCTGTCGCGCTGGTATCGCCAAGGTCCGATATAACTTCCGCACTTGCCGAAGTTGACGACGCCACAGCCGTAATACGAACTATGCCGTTTTTTGTCCCTCCATTATATGTCAATGTGATTGCTGGCGTTCCGGTCGAATAGTGTCCGCTCTTAACACCTGCCCGAACATAGAAAACCTGATTGTCATATCGCGTGCTGGCAACATCCGTTGAGGCGTTTGCGGTTTCTGCTGGCAGGTTGTCGATCCAGTCATCCTTTACGTCGATGGACCTTTGATAGGTTACCGTTGATCCCGTGCCAGTCAGCCCGGTGATTACAATGTTAAACCGATTGTCCGGGTCTGCCCCGCTGACCCGAATCGGGTCCGTATATTGATCTGCCCCTGTGACCGTATGCGTTGCGACTTGCTTATTGTGTGCAAGACGAAACAGCGCGCCAACGTGCCCGGAGCGAAAAAATGGCTTCGACGCAGTGAGCGTAATGTTCCCCGTGCGCGCGTTGGGCGTAAGTTTTATTCCGCTTGTTGCCGCAACACGGAACGGGCCAGCGTTCGACAGATATTCAACAACCGACCATGAATGAGCTGAGCGGCGCTCAATTCGTCGCTGCCGCGTCAAATCCTGCGCGCAAAAAACAACGTCGCCGGATTGGTGATAGTGAATATCACCGATTTCATCCGCGCCCCACGGCGTCGGCAATGTCATGACCCCGGACGATTCAACCGCAACGCTATCGACAAGAACCTGCCGCTTCAGGCTGGATTGAAACTGAATCCAGAAATTTCCCGTTGGCGTGAACGTAAGCGAATGTGTGCCGGTTTGCAGTGTAGTTTCGTTAATATATTCATCGCCGCCTTCCGTGGAACCGACCCGGAATACCACTGGTCCACGCTCGATAATGATTCTCAGCGCGTGCTCGTCGCCCTGATCCCCGGCTACTACGGTCACTTCCTGTTTTCTGACGGCAAATACGAACCCGTTCCCGGTAAGCCCGAGATATCCGCCGGTTACCCATGCCGACGTTCCGCCCACATCGTCGGCGTCAGTCCAGCTAGCTACATCACTGGTGAATGTCCCATTGGTAATTGCCGTAGAGACAGAACCTCTTGTGACCGGAACATCGTCCACCAGCACGCGCATCAAGGATGGAGTTAATTCAATAAGCGCCTTCGTCGAAGTATTGAAAACAAACGGAATCAGTTGCGGTTCGGCATTGTCTTGCGTGCCGGTAATGTATTTTGTTCCTGGCCGGAACGTGCCGTATCCGATTGCGCGAGGAATAATGTTTTTCTGAATTTCCGCAGCCAGACGCAGCTTGGTAAGATCGATGCGAGCGAGCGCCCTGTCGCTTACCTCCCCGGCGGAAACAGCAAATAAAAGCGCGTTTTGCCTAGCCAATTAACGTGCTCCGGCTTCCACCGTCACGATTGGAAGTCCCGCGCCTTGCACGAACACACCGGCCTTCCGGGGCCGACTTCACCCCCTCATCCAATGCGTCCTGAGATTTAGCGTCTCTCAGCGCATCTTTGGAAAGCTTTTTGAACTCATCGACACGCGCAGCCGCGAGTTTAGGTGCCATGCGGAACGCAAGCTCTGCCTCCACTGCAAACTGAAAACTCGACGGCCAGATCGTTTCGTCCGTCCCGATATCCGACGAGACATAAACAATCTGGAACGTTGCGACATCCGTCTGCCAGAACCCGCCCTCGTCCGCATAACGCATCGGAGCCGGATGGGTAGATTCCAGATTTTCAGAAAGCAGGAACGTCTTCACCCAATCGGCAGGCTTGGCATATCCATAGGTGAAACCTGTCGCCGCATTGGCCGTCGTGCCGGTGACCTCCGCGCGCTTGAGTGCGAAGTTCCAATAAGCCCGCTCAAGGACGAATTGAACGGCGCGCTCGTAATTGTCTTCGCAGACATAACGCGCTTCCCTTGTTTCCGTCTCGGTTGCAAGCTTCGTCTCACCGAGAAGAAGCAGGCTTCCGTTCCAGACCTGAAGGCGAGTCGTGCCCATTTATCAGGCCGCCCGCTTTTTTGTGTTGCTCGCAATCCAGTCAATGGCGTCCTTCTTTGATGGGAAATCGCCTGCCACTGACCTGTCGCTTGAGCGAAGAACGCGATAGCTTCTGGTTCCTACACACCATTGCGGGTCTTCGTATAATTCCTGTTCTGGGACAACGCCGTCCTTCTGCTCCCATTTTTCAATCAATTCCATTCTGGCACTTCCAGAAGTGCCACCTGCGGCAGGCTTTACAACGTTAACGGCCACTAGCCGCGCAATGACTGGAATTCCATCTGGACGAAAGTGAACAATGTCGCCGTTTGTGAGAAGATGTGTTACGTGCACCCAATATTCCGGGCGCAGCGCATCTTCGATCTTATGGTCGTTATCTGGAGTCACAGCCCATTCACGCCAACAGTGCGAGTCCACGTGGGGGCGGAATCTGGACGGATGAATTGTTTTTGGACGCGGGACGGACGCATTGACAATTGCGGGCTTCGTCTCAGCCTTTACAGGCTCAGCCATGAAATCACCTATCGTTGTTGAATGGAATTGGGCGGGAGGGGCCGAAGCCCCTCCCGGACGTGATTACGAGGACGTGGTAACGCTCGTGAGCGTGGCCGCCGAAGAAGCGGTTACAACACTCACAAACATCCACAGACTGCCCGTGAGCGGAGACGTGGTTTCCGCAACGAGCACTGCGTCGTGCGTTTTCATGCCGAGCGCGTATCCGTTCGAGATGAAACCAGCCGCCGCAGCTTCGCCAGCAGTGTGTGTCGAGTTGTAGCTCCAGAGCTGCCGACCATCGCCAGCAAGACCGCCAACGAGCAGTTCAGGAGGATTCGTGGAAGAATAAGCCATTGTTCAATCCTCCTTATGACAACGCAGACGCCGAACCATCGTGCAACATCTGCACAATGCCGGTGTTCTGCAATTTTGCGGTTCCAAAATAGCCGGACGCACGGACGAACCAGTACCCCTGTTCTTCGTCGAAACCAGCACCAATCTTGAGATTGTTTGTATCAAGAGCATGGCCGATTGCATTACGATGAAACAGGTAGCACTTCTCCGAAGACGTGCCGACACCGGTCAGGTTCGGGTGAACAATCCAGTTCACGCCGTACCAACGCAACATGCGACGGGCGGGGCCAGTGAACGGCTGCACCATCACATAGTCACGCGATCCAAACTCAGTGAGTTGCATCATGAAACCGTAGAAGCTCGGCGTGATAACGCCGAACATATTATCTTCTTCCTGGACGGGCACCTCGGCATTGCCGAGATACGAAAGAGCCGTAGCAACTTTCGCAAGAGTTGCCGTCCCGGCAGTATCGTTGATCGTCGCAGTATCAAGCTGCGCAATAATGTCGGCGTCTCGTTTACGATTAATGACGCCTACGGTAGTGCGCTGCATGATCGCGCGTTGATCGCCCTGACTCGCAAAAATGTTGAAGTCTGTCTTGCGAACCAGATCATGCCATTCCTGAAGGGTGGCACTGGTTTGTGTCAGATCGTCCGAGCGTGCGGCGATTAGGCCGGATACGCCACGGGTAACGGCAGTAGCGCCGCCAGAACCGGCAACAAGAAAGGTTGCCGTATTCCCGTTCCTGACAAACTCTTGGGCACAGCACGGCGCAAGATGTGATTGCTGTTCTTCAAACGCTGCAATCGTTTCCTGACGGTACTGCGTAACGAAGGCTGTATCAGCCATGTTAGCACCTGATTGTTCATTGTTTTTCTCTGGTGCGTCTGCTTCGGTTTCCCACGGGGCATAAAGAGAGGGTTGGCGGCGAGCCTTGCGGCTGGCCACGCCTCCCGTTGCCGGGTAGGGCTAGGCTTCTGCGGTTTGTCTTGGTGGCAGCGCCGATTGCTCGGGTTGACTGCCGGTCACGCAATCTTACGCAGCGCGCGATTTATTGCGGTCGCGTCGTGTAATAAGATCACGGTATTCTTGCTGGATGGACTCCGCTTTCGGTCCTCTCCAATAATCTGATCGCTGATCGCGCATTAGCTTTTCGATGTCGGTAATACGCGCCTCGCCACCGGCTGCATCGCCGCCGCCACCCAGATCAAGCGATCCGGCTGAATAGGTCCGCGCGGCCTGTGCCGCGAGCCTTACGAAAAGTGGATGCGAGCCGAGCTTCGTTCCGTCCGCGAGCATGACGCCAGCTAGCTCCGGCCCCTTCTCGCCCATGACTTCGGCAATGAAGTTATTCCCGAGCGTGACGTTCTGCGTATATTCGTTACCCGGCCATTCGGTGCGAAGCTCGACAATTCGATCCTGCAATGCTTGATCGGCATGTTCGTGTAAATCCTGCAATTCCAGTTCGCGATTGGCAAAATACCAATTGGCCAGGTTCTGCGCGACCTTCGGTTCGATTGCATTTTCATGCGCGAATTTCTTGAAGGCGTCGAGTACCGGCTTGTCTGCTTCCGAAACCGTGACTTCCTTCGGAGGCTCGACTGGATATTCCTCTGCCTTATCGGGGATACCGATTTCCTTGCGATACGCCGCCACTTCGTCTGCGCTGGCTCCCTCCGGCAGACCGCGTTTAAGGAGCCCACTGTTGATTTTCTTTTCAGCTTCTGTGGCCCATTTGAGGACGCCGGAGGGATCGGTGAAACGCTGTAGCCGTTCAAGAACCTTCGTATCGTCGCCAGCCATCTTCTGCCGCCAGTCTTCCGGCCAAGTCGCCGTGGCTTGCGGCTGCTGTTGACCGGAGTCCTCGACCTTCTTGCCGTCGCCCGCGACTATGGTGTCGATCTTGGCTTGCGTGGCCCCCGTTTCTTGCCCTTCGGCCACCCGCCCTTGCGCTTGACCGGGCTGCTGCTGAGATTGGCCGTCTGTTGCTGTGGCTGTTCCGTTGGCCTGTTCGTCCGCCATTTCGGGTTTTCCTTTGGTGTCGTTTCTGGATTCAACACGCGATCCGCCGGGGCGAATGCGATCTTGCGCAATTGCAGGCCGGGAAATCTCCTGCCTTCGTGAAAGTCCGTGTCCCGCTGCCCGCCCAATTCGTCGGGGCGATAGGACAGGTCGTCAGCCGAGCAAAACCGCTCGACAATCAATTGAAATGCTTTCTTCTGTTGATCGGGACTTGCTTCGCCACGGGCGATATTGCGGATTGCGAATATCTCGTGGTTTTCCAGTTCGACCGGCGCGAACGCACGCCCGGTAATATCAATCTTCATGCCGCCATCTGCGGATTCATGGCCTCGGTTACGGACTTGGAAGCCTCGGCAAGCGAACCGATTGATTCACCCGCTGCCTGTCCTTCAGCCAATGCCTGGGTGGCTGATTCCTGGTCTTCCCTCGCCTCACGATTTTCCTGCACTTCGCCTTCCGAATGAACCCACTTCGACGGAGAGCCGGAACCCTTGATCGCGTCCGGCAATGCCGCTTCGTTATTGAAATGATCCGGCGCGCTCTTGTAAATCAGCGATGCCTTGCCGACGATTTCCAGATTGGCCATGTAGGTATGGACCTTGGCGCGCTCGATGGAATCCTGAAGCGGGTTATTGAACTGGTAGATGATTTCCTTTCCGCGAAGCGGCTCAGGAATATCATCGACACTACCGAACGCCCCACGACGCATCAGAAAACCGAAACTCTCGTCGAGTAACCCGCCGTTGTAATCCTGTTCGGATGGCTCGAATAACGGCGTGATCTCCCGGATGAATTGCTCGTACAGGATGGAAGTCTCGTATGCGGTTTTGTCGCCCTGCTCAGGCAGGCCCAATTTATTCGTGAACCACGCCTTGGCGATCAGGGATTGCGTCCGCATGACCATTTCAAGGCCAAGCCCAACGTCCTTGCCCAGATCGATTGGCCTGACAGACGCACCAAATCTCTCGTCATAATCCCTATCAACATAGGTTATGCCGCCCGAATATAAATTGATTTCGCTTTTCAGCGCTTCTTCCGTGGCGATAAGCGGAGGATCAACACGCTTCTCACCCGCCTCGATCAGCACCCGCGCCATCGATTGAATCTGCCTAGCGTCCGGGAGCGACACCATCGCAGCCGGTGAAAACCCGTAAGGAGACATTCCGAACGTTTCCCACCGGGGGACGACATAGCGGAACGAATCTAGCGGCTCGTGGGCGATGATCTGAGCATGGTCCACGTCCACGAATATCGACACAAACGGCAACCGCTTGGAATTCGTCTTCTTGCCGATATAGTCGTAATCCTCGGCTGGCATCACACAGTGAATAATCTTGAACTCGCGATCCGGTTCTTTCTCGCAGGCCGTCTTGATGTCCTGATGCAACTTGGCGTCGGTAAAACGCTGCTTCAATTTACGCGCGGTCACCTTCGCCTTGCGATAGAGCAGATCAACCTTTCCCTCGTAGTTCTCCATCCATGCGCAATCGCGAAAATGAAACACGCTCCACGACATTCCATCTTTCGTGGGAAGTTCATCCAGCATCAATATGGCATTGCCGAACGTTACATAATCGTGGTCTGCACGCTTCGTTGAGCGGACGAACTTCGCCCTCCGGTCATAGAGCGCGCGCCTGTGGACTTTCGTGGTGTATTCAAGAAACCTTTGGCTTTCGGTATTGTTGGCGATTTCCTCGTCATCGACCGTATGCAGGAACCATTGCTTGTCCCGTGGCCGAAGCATGGCCGCCTGTGCATCGCCCAATTCCCGCCTTGCCAGCACGGGAAACGAGTCGAACAGATGCGAGGCGAATTCATCACCAAGCTCAAGCGGGGTCGTGAAATCCGCGCGTTCTGGGTAGAAGTTCTCGGCCAGTTCCTGGCACAAAGAGTCCAGGTCCGCCTTGGTCGAAAACAGTCTTCCCGAACGTTCGAGAATTTCCTTGGCGTTATTATCCAAGGATCAGGTTCCCAACGACGTGCCGGAATACTGCGGCGCTTCGCCGGAGAGGATCGTCGATTGACGGCCTCCCCTTGCCTGCGACTGAAGCATACGGCGTCGGCGCTTCTCCTGAATCTCGGGGTCTTCCGGGTCGGGCATGGATACGGATTTCTGGGCTTTCGCGATTGCACCCCCGCCAAATAGTTTGCTGATGCCGCTCATTTATTATCTCCTTCTTCTTTTTTTCGAGCTGGAATAACCTAAATTCGCGAATTGCTGCTTGGGATGCCGAAACGACGATGACGCCTTGTGCAGATGTCTGGTCAGAACCTCTTGTCCCTCACTGAGGCACATCACCATCGCATCACCCTTGCCGGGCGAGCGACCGATGCGCTTCCTGATTTCTTCCTTGCTCTCAATCTGAATGCCGCGTGTCGTCAGCTTCCAGTGAGGCGTGGCAAGGTCCGCCCTGATTTCCGCACCGGGTGGCAATGCAATGACAGACCCGCCCTCTTGATCCGGGTCCAGTTCCTCGCGCATTCGCCACCAAGCTTCCGCGCGCTTGTTCACAAACGATAGCTTGCCGTCTTTGGTCTTTGAGATTGATGTTGCCGCGCCATTAAATGCGTGATGATCAATCTCGTTATCCTTCAATCGAAGCGTGACAGCCCCGCCATATCCCCCGCCAACATCGACAATCACCGGGGCATTGTGCCTGCGGTATTGAACGATCTTACCCGCCGCCCTTGATCCGTCCGCCGTTTCGTCGCCCTTGGCTGTCTGTGGTTCGGCAAACCAGCCCTGATGTCGCCAGATTAATTCTTCCGCGTCGTTCCCACCCCCGGCAGGATCGAGCGCCATCGAAGTCATGTTGCACTTCAGGTAGCCGTCCGATCTCCACCGAGACTGTGCGGCCATAACCCACGCGGTAGGAATGACCTGAAACGGATTATCCCTCAGGCTCGCGTCGAACCGTCCGTCCTTGTAAGCCGCTCTTAGTTCGGGCGGCAGCGCCGCTAGGACCGAGCCGTAGTTCGTTTCGGCAAGATCGGGGTTGTCGGCAAGCTCTGCCGGTATGAACGTTCTCGACCGGGCCATGATCTGCTCGTCGTCGATTAAATGCGGACCCGGCCCGTCAACTTCGGTGTCTTCCCCCTTGATTGTCGTGAACCAGCGCAACTCGCCCGGCTTGGCCGGATTCGGATGATTGGGATCGACCCACGGTGCCCAGTATTTCAGGACCCACAAGCCTTCTGGCGTTGTCGGAGGGTTGCCAGCGGCAACAATTCGGCACCTTTGCCGTTTATCCGCTGCGCGATTCCAACCAGCAATGAAGCGGTATTGCGTCTCGGTGAAGTCGGAAACCTCGTCGAACGCGATCAGGTCGTGCGGCGAGCCCTTGAACTTCTGCTTGTCGTCTTCGTGCTGGCAGCCGTTGACATCGATAATCCTGCCATCTATCCGCCAGATGTTATCCTGCCCGTTCCACCCGTCGCGGCTTCCGAGGATTTCGACGAACCGTTCGACCAGCTTTGTGGCCTCTTTGTTTGTTCGCCTTAGAACCAGCGACTTTTGGTGCTCGGTCAAGGACAGGCCCACGATCAGGTCCGTCTTTCCGCCCCCCGCCTGCCCGCCGTAGAACAGTTCGTCCGCCGTTGAGAAGTACGCTTCCGTTTGCGGGCCGGGGTTCGGCTTCCACTTGTACCGGGCGTTCGCCTTCACCGCCGCCTGGATTGCCGCTTCCTTCTCCTTCACCGGCAGGGCGTTCAACGCCTGTAGAACTTCCTCTAGCTGCATTCTGCTCCTGCATTCTTCCCAAGACGCCTACCGCATAAGGATGCTGGACATAGGTGTTGGCGTGATACGTGTTGTCGTCGAACGCACCCTTGATGAACATATATTCGTCGCGGTTCGCAGCCTGCCTCGATTCGCATTCCTTCAGCCGCTGGAATAGTTCCACCTTGCGCACGTCGAGCTTGATCCTGTGCGGGTTATGTTCCGAATACCCGTACATCTGTTGCGGATAGAACAGGTCTGACTCGGGCGGAATGTCGATGAATATGCCGCGCTTCATCGCTTCCCATATGAAAAACTGACAGGCGGGCTTTTGTCGTTCGTATTCTTCTGTTGCCGCCATATCGACGCCGCGCCAGCCAAGGACGCCTAAATCTTCTTCCTCAAGGGCAAGTGCTGCCATGTAGCTGAGCGAGCTTTGCCAGAAGAACGGCCCGTACTTGTCGAGCATCTTTTCAATCGGATAGCGCCGGGAGTTTGGAATCTCCGGGTGCGGCTCGATCATCCAGACCGGCCCTTTGAACTCGGTCAGGAATTTCCAGTACGGATCGGACTTCTTGAACCACGGGAAGTCTTCCGTGACCCGATGCAGTTCAAACCAGACATCAACGCGCTTACCGGCTATTGCGGTAGCGCATCCGGGAGAGCAACCCCAAAGCAACCAGCTTGGGTCATTGTGCGGGGCCAAGCGTATCGACGATGGGGCGCTCCCCAGAAGGCAAATGCGTTTCGACATCGAGCCTCGTTACGATGAGATGACTGCGGCGGACGAGCCGTGATGATTGATAACGAGCCAGATCGTGCTGATGTCCTGCAATTCCACACCGGCGCCCGCCGCCGTGAACAGGATGTTGAACATCGACGAGCCAGCCGTGCTCGTGATTGAGCCATTGCCGGACGAGATAGTTACGGTCTGTTGGGTTGATGCGCTGTTTGCGACAATGCGAACTCTGCGGCCCGAACCGCTCGGCGTTGGAAGCGTGTAGGTCGCTGCGCTCGCTGCCGCGATCAGGTTGAGGCCGTAGTCTTTCAACGTGTCGGTCGTGGTCGTGAAAGTCGTATTCTCGCTCCAGCCCGCGATGTTCGTATCGAGCAGAGCATCGTTGACGGGATCGTGAACCTTGATTGCGCCGGTTGCCGGGTCGTACCCAAACATACGGCCATAGATGGAATGGTAAGCCATTGTTGTTGTTCCCTGTTTTTGCTTATTGAGTCGTGCTTATTGATGGGCCGGGATGGCCATGCGCGTTTGTCTTACAAAACCGCCCGCGCGGTGCGGCTTATAGGAATGTATGGATCGGGGCGAGGAACGCCGTAAGCGACGTGGCCGTGGTCTGCGCCACCGCTCCGGTCGAACCGTCCGAAACCGGCTGAATGTACTGAAAGCCCGCGAATATATCCGGGCTGATGTAATGAACTTGGCTTGACGTGGCGGTGACAATGAATTGCGAGTTTGTCGAATTCATCAGGGTGTACATTGCCGATGTGGAATTGCCGACCTTGAACGAGAGATACGCGGAATCCCAAACGGACGAGAGTGCAATCCCCGTAAGGGTCAGGCCCTTGGTGTCGAGCACGTCGCCAAGCCCGTCAGCCGCCGTGGATATTGCAAGCGATACGGACTGCTTCAGGCTTGGAACCTGTTGAGTCGGATAGACAATAGCCATTATTTTTTCTCCTTGGGGCCGTCAGTCTTCACGACAAACGACCCATGCCCTGCGGCTCCTTTGGAACCGCTCACGACGAATTTCACCACTCGCGCAGTTAATTGTGATTCCAGATTGCATCTTTGGTCCATTGCCCGTCACCGTTCTTTGCCCACACGCGCGGGTCGCGGAATTGATCCGCTGTTTGTTCAAACTTGGTTCTCGTCATGCCGACATAATCCAGCCAGCGAACCAGATCGCTCGGGACTACATGATCGTATTGGCGGATTAACTCGATGCCTTCCGCCCGCGTCATTTCACCGGCACGAATATCCCGGCAAACATGATCGGTGCAGCGCCCGTAACCGAACTTGATGTATTTCAAATAGTCATGCACGCCATCGTGCATATTGTTCAGGTTGCAGTCCCGCTTGTAGGTACGGTCCATGGGAGCCGGATTCTGCTCGAATCCGTATTGCTCCTGCATCAATCTCGATTGACGGTTCTGATTCCAGACGAAGTAATTGGAAATGAACACGCCGCGCAGTTCGATCCGCTCGATCTCCGCATCGCTCGGGTACTTCGCCCATTGCAAATCCCGTTCGGTCAGCCCTTCCTCGCCAAGGAAGTCAGTCCATTCATAGCCGTGCTGTAGATGCTCCTTGCGGAAGCGGGACGTGTATTCAACCATGTCCCGGTAGGAGTGCATTCCCCCAAGGTCCATGAAACCATGCTCGCCCCAGATAACGAGCTGTATCTGGTATTTGACCGCGATCTGCGTCGGGAAGCAGTTAATTCCCATGTGAGCGTGCATGTCGGTATCGCCCATCTTGCGAAGGCCAACACGGTTCAGCTTTTTCAATACCTCAATTGAGGGCGTGAAATTGATGTAGTCGCAATTGAAACAGTCTTTCATGCGCTGGATATTGCGCTTGCCGACTTCCGTCTCGTTGTTCTCGTTGTAGCAGACTAGGAGCGGGTTCATGCCGTATTGCTTGACGGTGTGAATCTGCCAGTAGCTGTCCTTGCCGCCCGAAACCGGGATTAAACAGTCGTAGCCGACCGGCCTGCGGTATTCGTCGCACAGTTCCGCGAACTGCTTCTCGCGTGCAGTCCAGTCTATTCCCTGTTTTTCCTCTGCCGTCCTGCACCCGGAACAGACTTGCTCATTGTCGAAATGAACCGGCGCGGCGGCGATCATCGGGTAGCAGCAACGCTGGCAGTACGATTGCCTAGGCGGCGATGTCGTAGTCGAACCGGACATTAAAACCTTGCCGTCTTAGGTATTGCTTCGCCCGTTTGTACGAGGACTCCACGAAGTGGAAGATGTTACCTGCGGCCACTGCGTGGGCTCCGGATATGAGGGCGTCTCGGAAATGTGAATAGTCCCCGCAGCCTCCCGCTGCCACCACGGGGATCGTGATTCCGCCCGCAACTCGCTCAATTGCTGCACAATCAAAGCCAATTGCCGTTCCATCGCGCTCAATCGCGTGGAGAAAGATTTCTCCCGCGCCCTTGGCTTCCGCTTCTTGCGCTGTTTCTGCATTTCCATCATCCACCGAAACCACAACCGCCTGTGAGCCGAACTTGTCCGCTATGCTCTCGATCAGGCCGGGTATCTTCGCACCCCTGCCGATCAATACCTTGTCCGCACCGTTCCTGATTAATCTTGCCGCATCGTCGAGCGACCGCACATTCCCGCCAACGGTGAGCGGCATGAAAGCCCTGTCTGCAATTGCACGGAGCAATTCATCCCCGATGCCGGGGCCGTCCCTCGTTATGTCAATGTAGCAAACCTCGTCTGCCTGCCATTCGTCGTAACGGGCCAACTCGTCGAACGGATTGCCTATGACCTTGAACTCACTGCACCGCTCGCTTCTGACGATCCGCCCGTTCATTAGAAAGATGACGGGGATAATTCGCGTCGTCAGCATTTCTCCACCACAATCAACGCCGCCGGGTTCTCCGGGTTCGCATCCAAGCCCCACAATTCGCACTTGGGCTCATATCCCAATTCCAGAATTGCAGCGGGCAACCCCCGCACATAGCCAAACATATCCATCCTTGCCCGCGCGCTTTCGTGCGCCAGTTCATAGGACGGCTCGACCATCACAAGTGCCTTGCGGGTCACTCGTAATAGCTCCCTCAATATCTCCATCTCACGTCCGCCGTTCGGTTCAATCGCGTGATAGGTCGTAACCACGTCGAACGACTCGCTACCCAACGGGATTGCATCCAATGGCGACTGGATGAACATTCCAGTCAGGCCGTTGTCCCGCATGTGCTTACGTGCGATGTCGAGCCTCGGAAGCGATATATCAAAACCTAGAACTCGTCTTGGCTTGACCTTCATTGCCAGCAGAAGCGGCACAAGCGTTGTCGCCTCGCCCGTTCCTGCGTCCAATAGATTAACCGGCTCATATCGCTCAATGACGCTGGCGAGCTTCTTGCCTATTTCGGCCTTTTGATCGGCGTAAGTCTGGTTGGCTAATGCTGCGATGTAGGTTCCGGCTTGCAGGTCGTAGGACTGTTCAATCTCGGCGGTGGTTCTCAAGACGTTGCCCGCACCACAACAAAGATTAACGAAGCGATTGAAATGCCGAGGGCGAAAAAAGCGAGCGCAAGCGCCACCATGACGGCCCCGTATGCGTCGCTCACGGCTTCACCACCAGATTAGCCCGCCCGCAATCCCGCCCGACATAAGGCGTCACATCAAACTCCCCGCTCAATGTCAAATCATCCTCCGGCGTCCACACCCGCGTAACGCACGCGAAGCTATAACCATCCGACGTGTTCGGGTTGGAACGATGAATCAAATTCCTGTCGAAGACAATCAAATCCCCGCGCTTGCTCTCGCAAACATGCTCAGGGAATTCAGCCACGAAATTCTCAGGCACCTCGAATTGACGGAAAGCGTTCTGTCCCTCTTGATATTCCGCAAACGGCCAGTCCCGCTTATGGCTCCCGAGCTTCACGCTCATCACCCCGTTGTCCTTGGTCTTGTCGGCAAATACCGGAAACCAGATGTTCAGGAAGCGGCGGCGCTTGGGATAGTAATGCGCCTCGCTATGCCATTTATAAAGCAGCCGTGTTGTGTTCGGGCGGTTGATAAGCAAGCCCGGCCCGCTGATTAAGAGATTCCTCGTACTGCATTGCAAGAGGCCAGCGCACGTCTCGCGGAATTGCTCACCGAATAACTCCCCAACCCAAGGCGAGAGTGGCAGCATCTTCTGCACCTGATAGAGTGCTTCCTTGTCCTTGGCTTCCATCGCCTCGCAGATCGCCGGTAGATCGTCCGGCAAATCGCTGTAGTCAGCTATCTTGTGGGCCTGGAGCGAATAAAGCCTTGTGATCGATTGCTCGAATTCAGTCAGATCATCCAGATCGAAGAAGCGCTTGATATGGGTAAAGCCCCTGTCGGCAAAACTCACGTCTTGCCTTTCTCAAATAACCAATAATGTAAATTATCCAACCCCGTCTCTCGCTTCCAAATAAATCCATAACTCAAGCATTTCAAATCGGGAAAGCTATCCATCCAGAACGAACCGAAGTCCCGCTTGAACAGCTTGTCCTCGTTATACCGATAAGGAATGCTCACCGGCGTATCGTTGAAATATTCAATGCAGGCGACCCACCGGGAGGCACACCGATGGATCGACCTGCACGAGTCAGCCAATTCATGGGGAGGGACATGAATCAGGACGCCGGAAGTGAAAGCCAGTTCGGCTACATTGTCGGGAAACCCGATATTCTGTGCCGTCCCGTCGATGACCTGTTCGCACAGCCCGGTTAGTTCAAGGTCTGTCCTTGCCTGTTCGTTCGGTTCGACCGCGTAGAACTTGGGCCTTCCATCCAACAGGTAATTGAGCGATTTGATATTGAGGCCGGTATTGGACCCGACTTCCAGAATACTCCCCGGCACCTTGCCAAGCGCAAGCATTATGCGAGCCCACAAGAGATTATAGGCTGGCAGGTAGTCCTCATCGTTCCTGATCGAATATGAGTTTCCGAAACTCCCGCGCCAGAATTCCTCTTGCGGTGTAATGCCGTTTGCCTTCACAGTTTGCGCGCCTTCAGTTCGCCGCCTTCCCATGTGACCGCGTGGGTTTCACCAACCCAACCGCGCGGGAGTATGGCATCATGAAGCGCAATCTCAAGCTGGCGAACGCGGTTTTCCCAATGACCCCGCTCATAGTTCAATCGCTGTATGGCGTGTGTAACCATCGGCCTAGTCACTGCTTCGCCACGGCCAGCCCAATCGTGAAGTTCCTGTAAATGGTCGTCCAGCTCATACTTGAAAACCTCAGGCATGAATTGCCTCGACCATCTGCCTGAATTCGTCCGGCTCCAATGAGAACGCAGCGTCAGGCCCGCCATTCGAGCGAGATAGCGTTATGTGCTTCTCAATGATCTGGGCGTTGTAGTTCTTGACCGCGCTGACCGCCGCTTCAATACCGGGCGTATGATCGGAGAAGCCTATGCGCCTCGACGGCAAGGCCCTATGCAACTCCCTTATTCTGTGAAGCATCGCTTCCTCAATCTTGCACGGGTAGCGTGAGACACAATGCAAGTATGAAATATCGTTATCCGGTAGCTCTGGTATATCCTTGCCGGGTAGTGAAATTACGATTGGCTTGCCGGTATCTGCCGCCGACATAATCAGCCGCCCGTCGCCCGCCTCCATCGCACTGATCTTGTACGCAGGGCACCCGAGCGTTTCGAGAAACTCAATATCCTTCACATCGAATACCGACGAGAAGACCTGAATTCCAATATCCCGCCCGTATTCAAATAGCTTGGGAAACCATTCCCTTGGCGTGTGCGTCTCGCGGTACAGGTCCAGCAGATTGCGCCCGTCCCACAATCCGCCCGACAGCACCTTATCCTTGCCGCCCCTGCGTTCGGCCAATCGTTCTGGATCGAAACATTGCAGCTTGGCAGCGTCAGCGCCCGCATCCTTCGCGGCCCGGATCAATGTCAATGCGTTCGTGAACTGCCCGCGATGCTCGCCGCTTAGCTCGGCAATGATAAACGGCTTAGCGAAGCGCATAGGTTTCCTGAATCAGCTTGAAGCCCTGATCCTTGAAGAACTCGATGCTCCGGGAATTCCTGGGCGAGACGTTCGCCAGCATCTTGCCCGGCCAGTATTTGCGCAATTGGGCCAATGCCTCTGCCCCATAGCCCTTGCCCGCGTGCTTCTGGAACAGGAACAGCCCGACCTCTCTCTGCTTGCTCAGATAGATAGAGCCTACAATCTCATCATCGTTGTGGATCAGATACCAAGCTTTGTACGGGACGGAATTCACGAACTCGACGTGCTGCTCATAGCTCGGCATGGAGCAATGGCTGATGCTTTGGTCCGCCGTGCGTTCGGCCAATAGCTCGTAGAGAATGCGGCAGGTCTGTTCGGTAGGACCGCATTTGTAGATGTTGCGCAGATTCATGCGGCTTGGCGGGCCTGCATGAATTCCGCCAATCGCTTAATATCCTCTGCATAGTCAATGGTATATCGGTCGTCGGTCATTTTGCGCAGCGACGACAATTCAGCTGTCTCGCAGTTGCTCTGCATCCAAGAAGTGACGTGCTCCCGATCATATGGGTCAGTAGCTTCCGTGTTTGCCTGCGCAAGCGCACGCATAGTAAAGGCCTCACAATCATAGCCGCGTGGCCACGTCCGCCTCGGATACACGTTGCTCGCGTAGTCCACGCACAACGCAAAACGAAGGGCTATTACGCGGTCACATAGAAAAGGCTCAATCAATGGGCAGTCGCCAGTAATGCGAACAATAACATCGACGTCACTAAGCCCAAAAGACTCCGCCGCATTATAGAACCGCGTCAGAACGTCATTCTCATCGCACTGGTCATACCAAGCGCGGAAGTCGCATTCGTCAATGACAGGCTGTAGTGCGTCTGCGTCAGCATATGGTGCCGCTACGCAATAATGGTCCGCTTTAATCTGTTTCGCCCTCGTCAGCACATGCCATAGCACTGGATGGCCGCATAGCTCAGCCATGACCTTTCCGGGGAAACGCTTGGAGCCAAGTCTTGCTTGAACTATGACGGCGGTCCTCATCGGAACAACTCCACCTGACTAAGATCAGGATAGTCACTGTTCGGCAGCGGCTCGTTGTTCTTGGGCAGGATTGCCAGTCTCGTTAAACCTTCCGCAGCATCCCTCGGCATCATGTACGCATGATAGCCAAGCACGTCGAACGTGGACTCGCCTCGCTCACTGCGTCCGTCAAATCTAGCCTTGCGTAGCCATTCGTCGGCTTTGGGATCGTCGTGCAGGATCGCCCCGCCCTGTCCAACCGACAGATGTTTGCTCCAGTGAAACGACAGGCACATCATCCCACCAAGGTACATGCCGCTCGTTAGCAACCGCGCATAGTCAAAGATCGGATATGGATAGAGCTGATAGCCGCCAACCCATTCGTGGTCCCGAAACTTAACCTTCCCGCCCACGTTTAATATGCTCATAGGCACGCCGACATAAGTCCGCTTCGGTATTTCTACCTCGTCAACCTTATGCCATTTGCACGCCAACAATAATGCCATCGTGCAGGACGTAGTGGCAACCGCGTAAGGAGCACCGGTATATTCGCACAGCGCCCGCTCGAACATGCGGACCACTTCAAATGGATCGCAGGACATATATCAGTTTAATCACTACGACCAATAACAAGACTCCGGCGATTGACCAGCAATAGATCAAATAGGATCGCCACGCGGGATCAGCCCAAATCTCTTTGATTTCGCGAATCATATCGTCTCCAATGCGCGGGTTAATTCAGGAACCGCCATCCTACGGGCGGCATCACTCGAATTGCCATCGCACATTGCTTCGTGCTGTTTCTCATATTTGGGCAGGCCAATAACGTTAATCTGCTTCCCCATCGCCTCTGCAAGATCGGCCAGTCGGTAAGCAGGCAGCGTCGGGATATTCAACTCCCCGCCCTTCATTGTCTCAATCGTCTTGATTACCAGATCAATCGCTTCGTCCATCAGCATCCAGAACCTGGTACAGTCAGGATCGGTCACGGGGACCACGCCGTTCATCCCGCGCCATCTTGGAATTACCGAGCCCTGCGAGCCAGCGACGTTTCCATATCTCGTGACAGCGAATATCGGCCCGTCCTCGCCCCGCGTATTGTTGGCGTTCAGGAACAGGCTTTCAGCCAATGCCTTGGTCTGGCCGTAAGGACTCACCGGCTGATATGCCTTGTCGGTGCTTAGTGCGACGACCTTCTGAACCCCGGCATCCTGGGCGGCTTCAATGACGTTCATGGCTCCGTGAACGTTCGTCTTCACCATTTCTCCGGGATTGTACTGCCCGACCTCGATACGCTTTAGTGCGGCGGCGTGTACGACCAGATCGACTCCACTAAAAGCACGCCTAAGCCTATCCCTATCGCGCACGCACCCGAGTAAATAACGAACTCGACTATCATTGATATCATCGGCCATCTCGGCTTGCTTGTGTTCGTCCCTCGATAGAACAGCTACACGCCTTGGCTTGTGGTCGCGCAATAATCTCTTGACGAATGCCCTGCCGAAACTGCCCGTGCCACCTGTAATCAGGACCGATTGGCCGTCGATCAATGTGCAGTCTCTTGCTTCTGCTTAACGGCGCGGGCCAGAAGGAATGAAACTTCACGCGCGGCTTCGGTGTCGTTTACCGTGCGAATCTCAAGCGGATTGTCGGGGTCACCAGTCAGTTGCATTGCTTGCGCGGGCTTGCCGTCTAAGCGGTCTGCGATTTCCCGGATTGCCCAGCCTTCACCATTCCCAGCCAGTTCGAGAAGCTTCTTGGCTATTTCGCGCAGCGCTTTATGGTCTGCACCAACAGCAGCTATTTCCATCCGAAGCGCATCGGCAAACGGCTTCTCTATCTTCCGCCCATCTGGGTTTCCAGATTGGCCAGGCTTCCACGCCATTGCTAGCAATCCTAAATTATTGTGTTGTCTAAGCCCTATCGTCTCGATGATGGGGGATGGGGATTGTTGGAACACATTTGATTTCGGAACGAATCCTTCACGCACCCTTCCGGGGCGGGATAGACCAAATCATAGGCATATTACTTTGCCAACCTCTCAGCGCATATCGCCATGCCTGAGACGCGGGCTCTCAGACATTTAGTCCTTTGTACTCAGTGCCTGGCTGCTATCAATTCTTCACCGCTCATTCCGAGCGGAGGAGAAACGAAAATGCAAATCGGATTAGAGGCACAAGTAAGAGCCAACATCATCAACCGCGCGGCGAAAGGATGGCAGCTCGCATTTACGGACGGCAACTTATTCGACGAGGGCTGGCTGATTGAAAAGACGGAAGGGCTTTTCGCCGTACCGCACACAAACAAGGATGCCACAGAATTTGTTGTGACTAGGGCTTGGGACGAAGACCCGTTAGCACTTCTCGCTCTCGACTTTCTGCGGCTGAACAGCCCGTTCAGATATGTGGAAGCAATTAAGATTGCGCACGACTCTGCGTGATCTTTGGCGCCCCCCCGAGGGGCCATTGAATCCCTCGGGCCTTCTGGCGGCCGCTTTCACGGGGGCTTCGTGGCGGGCTTCCGATCCCGACCAAATCACTTGCGAGGATGCGCGCGCAGAACTCCCGCACGACGCAGGATTAAACCGGCCATTGCGGAGATCGGTCAGCATGGCTGACTCGCTACGACGCAAGGCCCAACGCTTTCTTTAGTGCCATATTTCGTGCCTCGCCGTCAAGAGCGTCTATACCTCGTAGGGCGTCATACGGACTGATCCGAACTCCGACAGGGCCGCTGTCCTGTTCGCCCACATTATCCCGCGTCTTTCGGCGGCGTCGGCGCTTCCCGGCGACCTCCAAAACGTCCTGTGCATAGGCTTCCCGAATCCGCAGATGGTCAATCATGGTGTCAGGCGCTACCGCCGCGACACCCGCCGCATAGACTATCGCCTTCACCCCCGGACAGGCCAGAATGCGCCGTCGATGCTCCATTAAATCCCACACGAATACAAATACATAGCCTGGAAACAGGGTTTTGTCCCTGCTTAGTATACGCCGAAAGCGATCCTTGAACTTCACCGTCAGGCTAGGAAGAAACACCCCAAAGCGCCGGGCGGCCAAGTGAGCAGCGGCCACAAATTCATGTGTCGGGTACGTCTCTACGATATGCCAAAGCGGGTCTGTCTCAGGCACTATCGTTGCCTCGATAACCCCTAGCTTTTGGGCTTCGTCTGCCGCCAAGGCCAGCAACCGCTCATGATCGACCGCAAGCATTGCCATTCTCTTTCTGCCTCGTATTGAGATTGGAGTTGGGACTATAATCTCAGTGCTTGTTTTATCTTTCTTCAGTACGTTGGCTCCGTGCCGTGAGCCTTTGGCTGTGCTGGTTCCCGCGATATGCCGCCGCTGCTCTTTTACTTTCCTCGTTTCGTTTTTCTACAGTCCAAGCCCCGCTGTCATGGCTACCGTCTTTTCTTGCACGGCAATTTATGCAGTCCCGTTCGGGGGCTATTGCGGGGCCTTGACCAATTCGCCTCGACAGCCAAGGCGGGACGTTCTTGAGTATCGTCGGCCAAGTGCATAGCCACACCTCGATGCGAGTTTCCTCGCCTGTAGTCGCGTCAACGCGACAGGCGTCGTCAGACAAGTTGCGATAAACGCATGGGTCCATTTTCTTTTCTCCCTCAAACTTGTTCGGTGTTAACGTACTGAAGTCCGGTTGCTCTTGCTGAAGCGGTCAAAGTCCCAAAATCTTTTCTATCCATTACCAACACCCTCAAGGTCTGTGCGGCGGATAATCGAGCGAGATATATCGCCCGGTTTCCAATTTGAAGTTCATTTGCAGTTTGCACGGGTAGCCAAGTTCCTCGAAACGAGCCTTCTTGTGATACAAACTCGCCTCGGTCTTGCGGTGCGTGCCATCGAATATCTCCGGCCTGTGAACGACAAAGCCCTGATCGACCATATTGTCCCAATTCTTCGAGTCGGAAATATCCTCAAGCTCCGGTGGCTTCCCACGCCTGTCGCCGTGCATTTTCGCCGGATGCGCAATAATCTGGACGTGACAATTCATGTCGTGAGCGAATGCGTGCAGCGTGCGCAGGCACCGGCCTATGTATTCGGTTGCCGTTTCGTTTCCGCTGCGCGCAGCCTCTAAACGATTCCAAGGATCAAGCGTGATGATGCGGGCCCCATGCCGAACAACCGCAACCTCGGCCATGTCCAGGAACCATTCCAATGTCGGCCTTTGATCGGGATGCACGATGAACAAATATCTATCGTTAATCCATTGATCCGCCTCGCGAATTTCAACTTCGCTCATTGCTATTTCGAGCTTGCCCGAGAACAACGAGCGCAATTGTCTTCGCAGGTGGGGCTTTGGCCTCGTCTCGAATGACGCCACGGCTACCGGCACGCAATAGGTTCGCGCCACCTGAAACCAGATTTGATTCCAAAGCTGCGTCTTGCCGTGGCCGGGGTGCCCGGTCGCAACCGATAGCGTTCTGGGAGCAAGAAAAACCTTGCTTTCCCACTCCGCAAAGCCCGGCCTCCACAAGGTCAGCGGCGCGGGCTCCGGCAATTCGCCCATGCGGTACAGACCGGCGACTGGCCATTGCAACCCGCCATGCTCGACGAGATCGCGCAATGCTTCCGGCCCGTCCGATTTCAGATAGTCGCCAGCGTCCTTGCAGCCCTCCGGCCAATCAACAAACCAGAACCTTGCAGCCCCAAGAATACGAACCATATCGGCCCTGAGCGCATGGCCTGGACCGTCCGCATCCCCGCACCAGATAAATTTCTTAACGCTGCTCAAGCCCGCTTGCAGCGCTTCCTCGACATAGGCGTAACCGCGCTGGTCCTTAGGGTCGTCAGCCGGTTTATCCTTGGCACCGTTCGGGACCGATAGAATTTCATCGGGAGAAATTCCAGCCTCGACCAATGCACAGGCGTCAAGCTCGCCCTCGGTGATAAACACCCGCTCCGGCGCGGCTTTCAAAACGCGAACGATATTCCAGAACGTGAGCTTCAAACCCTTGCCCGCGACAAACGATTTATCTGGCACTGAACGGGCTTTCCAGCCGTGCGGGTAACGGAAAAATATCGCTTCGCTTTTCCGCTGAAGGTCAGGAAAGAACGTTGTACCGGATGCGACGCCGAGACATTCCAAAGTCTCCCGGCTGAGCTTTCGTTCGTGAGCGAACGCCAGCGCCCCCTCGGTGAGATTCACCACCGGTTCCGCCTTTCCAGTCACAATGCCAGCAGTGGAATTTAGCACTGTCGCCCTCGATGTTTACCGCTAAGCATTTGTCCCGTTTGTTTCTTCGCAAGTGGCTGCACTGTGGGCAGATTGTTCGCTGCTCGCCGTTCCCAGCATGGGCCGGAATCCCAAGGGCGCGCAGTGCGGCGATCACCACGCATCCCCCCTGGCCCGTAGATCGTCAGGCGAATCCCGGCCCCGCACTATTGCGCCGATGTATTCACGGGCATTTTGCTTGGTCGATGCCGTTTCGAGCGCGGCCCGCGCCAACGCGACGTTTTTATTTTTCGCCGCAAGAAGATTTTTGATTAGACCGCCGGAATCATTGCCGAGAATTTGTTTTCCTCGGTTGAACAAGGCAACTTCGTCGGATTCTTCCGGTGACGCCGCGTGAGCGGCATCTTTATTTTCTTGTAACTGTCTATGTGATTGTGAAGGTGTATGCGTTTGCAATGGCAAGACGGTAGCATTTGCTATAGGTTTGCCATAACGGGCTTCTGCCCCTGCTATGCCTGCGGCTTTGCGTTTGTTAGTTATTTGTTCTGCTCTCGCTAGTTCTTCGTCGATCCTTTTGTGCCCCCATCCATCAGAGAAAAATGCTGCGATTGTCGCACAAGATTTAGCCCATTCTTTCTGCGTCATGCGGGCGATGCGGGCCAGCCGAACATCATCAACCGGTAAACTGCCGTTCTGCCAATAGTGCATAATCAATAGGAGATACGCACCGTGTTCGGTGGCGCTTAAGTGCCCCGTATCAGCGATGTAGTCGGCAACATAGAGCGGCATCCAAGGTCTATTCATGCCTGCTCCCCGTCATCGAATGTGTTTAGGAAGCCGACTACATCGTCTAAATTATTATCTCGCAGCCACTCGCCAGAAAGGCGACCAAAGTGTTTGAGCGTCTGTCTTTCGACCTCACAACAATCCTCTGGGGTCCCAGAATATACGGCGCATAGGTATAAACGACGCGAGTTTCCTGCTTGGAGAGTTGTAAGTCTGCGTGTTGGGTGCCCAGCAACACCAACTTTTATAGGACCGTCAGCGCCCTCTTGTATGAGATAAATATGACGCCGTGCTTGGCCCCAGCCATCATTTTCTTTTGCCCAGAACTCAGGTTTAATTGTTTTGATTCTTGCCATTCTTCTCGTCCAATTTCTTCCTGAGTTTGTCGATGACGGATTGAGCCGCCTCGCCAATTGAAATGGCTGTTTCGTCTTCAAACTTGGCTTTGTTTTTGATTGGAGCGGTCATGCAAACCGCCCGATGATAACGGACGTTTTGGGCCGGTTGCCGGTGCGGACGATGCGCGTAAAGCACCGCTCATGATGGTCTGGACAGTAAGGTTTGCCGTCCAGAAGATCGGCTTCAGGAAGTCCGCAATAGCCTTCATTGACCGGAAACCGGCATGTTTCATTGGTCAGATCGAAAAGCGAAACCCGCGCTATGTCGCTTTCTCTCGGTAGAAGAATTGGCGTGCCGGGAACGGAGACATTGCTGCGCGTGTATTTTCGTTTGGGCTTGTCGGACTTTTCCGCAATCTTTCTGGCCGCGCCGCCATCTGCACCCTTCGCACGGCCTACATGCCTTAACCGGCCCCTGTGCCATAGGCTGATGATTGCATTGCGGGTAATTGGGCGGCGAAACTCTCTTGCTGCTTCGGCTGCAATGGCACTGGCCGCCATTCCTTCGTCCGTCATGGATTGAAGAAAATTCAATTCGGTCGGCGTGTATGGAAGAACAAAATTGCTCATTTACGAACTCCGTTTTGGTTCTTCGTACCAGCCGTAAGAATTTTGGCGCGAGATCGCTTCGGCCATAACCTCTGCGTCACGATGCGCTCGCCAATCAAGATGCTCGGCAGTCTCACGGAATCCAGTCAGCATTCGCCGGTAGCGGATCAAGCCGTCCATCATGTCGTCGATGGCTTGGACGGCTGCTATCGTTCCGTCCCGCGCGTGAATGTCCGACACAATGGAAATAATCGCCTGTTCGCATACAGTGCTCATGCGCTCGCCTCCAATTGCGGGGCGAGCTTGTACCAGCCACGATCTATGTCGCTTTTGAAAACAACAAGGCGAAGTCGGTTGCGTTTTGCAATCACCATGTTGCGCGTGCAGCCATCGCCAATCCGGTCGGCGGCTTCGCTGGCAGTCATGTAATGAAATTGACGAAGTAACAGGACCCGATCATCCCGCCAAAACCCGCGATGTTTGAGCGGCCTTACAAATACGATGCCAGCCTTGGCTTTGTTCTCGCGGTTCCGCTTTCGTTGCGTGTGGCCGATCTGTCGCCTGTGACGAACAGATAATGGACCTCTTATCATCGCCCCCTCCATGCTTTCGCAATGGCTGGTAGTGAGCCGTCGCCTTCGATCCAATCGGAAATGGCAAACCACGTCGCCGCGCAACGCATGTGTGCGTTCGCGATCCATTCCGCCCTGTCGGATAGAAACTGCCGCATGATCGGGCTCTGGCCTGTTAACCCGATGACGTGAAGCGCACGCCGCCGCACTATTGGAACTACTCGGTGTCTTCCGCGTCTTCTAAATCCAACTCCATTTGCCGTTTCTGCAACGCCAGAAAATCCTTGCGGGTCTGGGCGCGCTTCATCCGGCGCTTGAACATGCGCCACCAAGCAGGACGCGCCTCGCCCATGATCGCTTCGAGGAAATGAAAGCCGTCATCGCTCTGCAAAAGTGCAGCCAGCGCATCGGCGTTCATGTCGAACTTGCGGGCCAGCCAGTATTCGCAAGCTCGTTGCGAAGCACCCGATTTGATTGATAATTCTGTCGCCGTCTTGCGCGGCCACAAGCTACGCGCCACGCGCATAACCGAATCAATCGTCCGCAACTTATTGCGGTTGTCGTCGCAAGATATTTCGTCCCGCCCATTTGCCATCCCGGCTGTAGCGTTGGCATGGTTGCGCATGGAAATTGTCATGCGACACCAAAGGTTTGAAAATGGAATGGATACTGGCGATTATATTCCTCGCATTCGCGGCTGGTTTTGCGTCCGCGATAGCGGGATTGGAATTGCTCGTGAGAATTGGGCCAGCCGAAGACGCGCCGGAGTGAATTGTCTCGCGGGCGAAAAATCCCGATTACCGCCAGCACGCCACGGGAGGGGCCTGGAAACACCGCACTATCGTGCGGGAGCGAACCGGAGCGTGCTTCCCTTTTGCCCCACTGGTTTCCCCTCGCCCGCGAGACTCCACGCCCGAAGGCGTGAACTGAATTGGTGCCGGGATTTCTGCCCCCGTCCCGGCGCGAGGCCTTGCCGCACGCGGCTTTCGCCAGCGCGACCGCAGCCGTTAGCCGAGATAACTCTCGGCGCGATTGAGATTTTCGGTGGCGTGGTTGATAGTTCGGCGCAGTTCGCGCAACTTGGAGAGAATGCTTACGGGGCCAGCTTCCTTCGCGTTTTCCACCCCTTGTGGTTGCGACCCGCCGAGACGATCCGCGATCCGCTCGGACTGCGCCGAGAGAATCGAAAGAGATTCCGACAAACCGGCGATCATGGTTTCCGTAGTTTCGGATTTGGTCGTTGTAGGTTCTCCGTAAGGCACTGCCATCGTCTTCTCCTTGGTTGGTGGGCTTGGCGGCGTCCCGAGGAATCACACCCCTGCGCAATAGCGGCGAAGCAATCCCCATATTATCGCGCGTGGACTTGCATCGCGGACACCAGTTGGAATAATCGCGGCGCTCAAACACGCGGGGACGTGCGAGCGCCGCTAGCGCGGACTGAGCGAGGGCAGGACAATCCGCGTGTTGGAATTGGTTTTTCATGCCACCCTCTCGGAATTGTATTTGCGGCAGAACGTAGTCAGCCAATGGTCGGTCACGTAGCGCGCCATTGCCGAGAGAGTTTCGCTGCGCGTCATTCCTGTGCGGGAAGCAATGTTGTTAACTTTTTCGTTAAGCTCTGCCGCCAGATAAAGCGTGATAATGTTTTCTGGCAGCGTCAAAAGCTCAATCACGCGCGCTCGGTTCGGTATTCGCCGGATGTGCCCGCGTTCCTCAAGGGCAAGGACGAGACGGTGCACGCCGGACTTGGAGCGCAAACCAAGCGTCTCCATCATTTCCTGATAGGAAGGCGCGATTTGTCCGGCAGCTTCGCGGGCCATCAAGTAGCGAAGCAAATCGTTCTGTTTTTTCGTCAGCCCGTAACTCATCGCGCCACCTCGGCGCTTTCGATGCGAAAGGAATGCTGACGTGCTTTACGTGTTTCTACGTAAGCAAAATCACGATGTCGTGCAGCCGGTGACTTGCGGGCGTAACCCCCGCGATCTATCGCCGCGCGAGTTCGTGGGGCGTACAACCCTAGTGAGGCATCCGCTGAACAAAGGGTTGTACTATGCTGAACACTCCCATTCCGTCGCTGATAGAAATAGCCCAAGCGCCAGAGGTCTATTGTTCGGAATTGAGTTGGGTGGAACGAACCGGCCCGAACGTCCGCTTTCTCCTGACAATCGATGGATCGACCATCCTGCTTGGAGAGGATGCCAAGCAAGTCATTCTGAAAGTCGTTATGCCGATAGACGCCGTAGTGCCCGCTATAGAATTGACGGTGCGAAGGCTCGCCCTTCAAGGCGTGCTGCGGTTTTTGAGGATTGTGAAGTAGATTCATTGAGCCGCCTCCCCGAGAAGCTCAACGAGATCGGGGCGAAGCACGCGCGCGGGGATGCCGGTTATCTCGCTGATCGTAGGAACCAATTCAGCGTCAATCTTGCGGTCGCCCTTTTCCCACCGATGGACGGTCGCCCGCTGCACGCCGAGTTTGTCGGCCAAGGCGGCGCGCGAAAGCTCATGAGTCTCCCGATAGGATTGAAGGGGATGCTTTGCTTCCATGCCCTTTCGTTACCAAATCGGTGACATTCCTGTCAAGCGTCTTGTAACCGATTTGGGGACATATTTTGTGAGCGGGTCAGGCTATGTTTCCGGCATGGTTACAAACATTCTTGGCGGTCGAAAAAAGGCGCTCACAAAACTGCACCTGCGCGCTTGGATAAAGGAGCGCTGCGAAGACAGCGTTGAACGCTTTGCTGATCGGGTCGGGGTGCACCGCAAAACAGCGTATGCTTGGATAAATGGGCGTTTTCCGCCAGAAAAATACCACGGAGCGATTGTCCAAGCCCTTGACTTGTATAGCTTTATGGAACTTTACCGGCTCCCTTCGCGGCGCAGCATAGATGCGATCACCAACGATTTACCGGACGAAATCCACGGGGATATTGTGGAAATTGCTGAGAAGATGAAAAAGCGAGCCTCATAAATGGCCGTAGAGCGCGATTTCCGGGTTTTGGGTGACGAGCCTAGGTCTGGGCTCCGAAAAGCGCTCAGATGGCTGTTTCTGGCCATTGGCTGGGCCATCCTAGGGGTGCTGGCCCTCGTTTGGTTCGCCAACACCGAGCGAAAGGGCTGGAGCGCCCTCGATACCTGGATGCTTGTCGGCTTGGCTTGGGGCTGGATCGGCTATCAGGGCCTCAAGGACCAGATCGAGCATAACCGGCGGCAGATCGAGCGCCTTGAGCGCCTGCTTCGCGATATCGATTCCCGCCTATAATCACCGAATCCACGTTTCACATTTGACGCCAGCCTAAGCCATTGCGGTGACACGCATATAAAAATTGTCACCATAACGGTTACTTTGGGCTTGACTACGTTGTCACCGATTTGGTAACGTCTCTCTCACAGCAAGAGGAGAGACGATATGGACCAGATCATCAAGCGGGCGCTCGACGGCGAAGTGGTTTGCAGCATCGGGCAGATCGACAACGAGACACGCCGCACGCTCGACCGGATGGTGAAGTTCGGGACGCTGACAAAATGGCGCGGACATTTTGCGCCGGTTGCCGGTGCGCCTCACGGATTTGGCCCTTTGAAAACTTGCTACGGCACGCCCGAAACTTTCGACGCGGTGGCGTGATGCGCGTTTGGTGCGGTTGCAAAAACAAATGGCAGGAGCCTTCCATGTGCGGACATTGCGATGAATTCCCAAAGAAACTGTCCGAAGTCGGCTTTAGCCGCGCGGCCTCGCGCGAGGCGGAGGCGGCTGATCGCGATTACCTACTCGCCGAAGGCGTTCCCCTCGGTGCAGTCGAAAACATTACAAGCGCCATTGAATACGACCGTCAATACGGGCGCGAGCGCGTCAGTGACGTTGCGCGGATCGTAGCGATCAGTCTCGCTCGCGGCGGCTTCTTCTCGAAGGCCAAACAAGCCTGAACAATTCACCGAGTGATCCCTACGGGGCTCTCTCACAGACAATGGAAGGGTGGGATGATGGCGAAGCGCAGACAACGAATGTCCTTTCGTGATGCAGTTGATCTTGTGCCCGACGATTTACCGGACGGTGCGTTTTGGGCGATGGCTCACGAAATGGCGGGCCTCGAATACGGCGATGGCTTTGAAGAATTGTTGCCAGAAGCACAGCCACGTCGCAAGCCCAAGCGTCGGCGCAAAAAGAAAAGCCGCAAAGCAAAGAGGCCAGCCGCCTAATCACCCAAGAGCCATACGGGGCGAATGAAATTCGGAGTGAAAAACGATGAAACCAATTTGTGTCCCATGCCAACGGTTCTTTCGATGCAAAAAAACTGGCTTCTTTTTTATCGAAGGAATGCCAGTTGGCCAATCGCGCGCTGCGCCCGGCACGACTGAGCCCGAAAATTGGAAGCCGTACAAGCTTTGGTCTGGCGACCGTTTTGAGTGTGAGGGTTGCGGCGCGAACATCGTCGTCGGCGTGGGCCAGTCGGCAATAGCCGAACACTATGAGCCGGACTTTTCGGAATCCGTCGAAGATTACGGCGCGAAGCTGCAAGTCAACGACTGCTAGAGCCATACGGGGCGTCTATATCGTGGGGAGAAGATAGTGGAGGGATGGAAATGACTTACTGCGTCACAGAAACAAAACTTCTCGCCAAGGCAGGCCGCGAGCTTTCCGAAAAGCTACTGCCGGAACCGTTCAAGCTTTGGCACGCCGATCATTCGACCGGCATCCAAATGACAATCGTTACGGCGATTGAAGGCAAACCACAGGCTCACGTCTGGCAGGGCTCGATTTGGCATCATAGCCGATACGAGTTCAATGACGAAAAAGATATTCCGGGCCTTCAACCGGATTTTGAGTTCGCGCGCCCCGTCATTGAAAAATACTTTCGCGATGTAGCTGCGGCGGTCGCGGAGCGCGATGTTGAGCGGCAAGCTGCGCGTGAGCGCGCTGACGCTGCCGAACAATCAAAACATCAAGAACTGATTGCTGCTGTTCGCGACAAGCTCGCGGAGCAAGCCTAATCACCAATCGGGAGGGACGCCCAAATGGAAAAGATCGTGGTCACGCAAACGCAAATGAACTTGCTGCTCACGGCTGTTGAGTACGGGTTTCGCGCGCATGAACACGGCAAGAACCTCCAAGCCGCTCTAGCGGGCGTGAACGATCTTTACGAGGTGAAGATGTTTCGACTGGTCCGTGAGCAACCTACTTCTACACCCTGAGAGTGACAGAAAATGACAAAGAGATTGATAGCGCCGAAACTGACCGAGGGTGAGTGGAAGTGTGACGTGTCCGATCAGGGCAGCGTGGGCGGCAATGCCTATGTCTGCATTGATGCGCCCGAGGTTCGGCAGACCGTAGCGCGCGTCATTTGCTACGACGAATTACGCAATCTTGAACGCCTCCCCTACGAAGCCAACGCACGCTTCCTCGCTGGCAGTAAGAAAACGAGTGAGGCGCTAGCCCGCATCATCGAAGCCAATGACGAGTTTCGTAGAGCGCTCCCCGCTGGCTGGGAAGGCGATCCGGTTGACGACGCCTGCAAGGAAGCCCGCGCCGCCCTCGTCGCTCAAGGCTATTCGTATTCGGAACAGGAGTGAGTGATGAAATTCAAGCCGGAAGATTACGCAGGGCTTGCAGCAATCTATAGCGCGAAGGCTGACGAGACGCCACGCTTGGCACGTTCAGTCCAGCACGAACGCGCATTGATCGCGTCCGCCCTCCGTATCGCAAGCCGAGCGACAGAGGAAGGGATTGTGAACGCAGTGCGGCAGTCCGTCATGCACGATGGCCGCGCGCTCGACGGTCCAATTGCCCGCGCCATCCTCAAGCATCTAGGGGAGGAATGAATGCCGGATAGCAAGAAGATTGATGCCGCCAAAGCCACCATGCACGCCGCATTGCTGATCCTTCTAGATGACATGCGCAATGAGCTTAGCGGCGCGGATGAGGACAGCGGACGCGACACGATGATTTCAGGATGGATCAGAACGATAGAGGGCGCGGTAGCCGTGGCTAACGCGGAACGTGGCGAACGGTTCAAGCGCAATCTCATCGCAACGCTCGGAGGATGAAGCCATGACCCGCAAGATTGAACGAACCTACACGCTCACTGAGCGAGACGTGCGCGAGGCGATCCTTGCATGGCTGAAATCTAAAGACCTGCCAGCGCCCGACTACGTCGGCAACACCGATACGGTCGAGTGGGCAACCGATAACGGGAATACCGTCTTGCGATGGTTTGAACAGGACGAGATTTAGCCATGACCCGCATAGCAACGCTCCCGCTGCCTACTGAGGTGAAGATATGAATGACAGCAAGATTGATGATGGCGGGCCTGCGTTTCCGGGCGAGCAAGGCTACACGCCGCAAGGCTGGAACCAGACATTTGAGCAGGGCATGTCGCTCCAAGATTATTACATCGGTCAGGCGCTAGCTAATCCAACGCTCTGCACAGGCAACGCATTGGAATACGAATTGCGCGCTTGGTTCGGTGATCGCGGCGGCATCACGAAATATCAGATAGCAGCCGCTCAAGCTCTCGCTTACGCCAATGCCATGATCTCCGCCCGCACGGCCGAGCCAGTCGATGACATGGATCAGGTTCGAGCCGACAGACAGGATTGGTTACACCCATGACCGCTCCCGCAAGCCTCCCCCTTCCTACTGAATTACCCGGTCCAGGTCCGTTCCTGCTGCTGTTTAGCTACGGCGAGCCGGTTACGGGATCGTTTGACAAGATCGTGCGGGATATCCGCTACGGAAACATCGACGCCGATAGCATGGACATAATTTGGGAACTATCCCCGCGAGACGGAACGATGGCTGACGTAACGCTGACAATCGCACGCGCTGTCCATGTGCTCATTGAAAGCCAAGGCTATCCGGTATCGAAAGAACTGGCTCAATGGATAGACAACCACCTCCTAATTTCTGTCGAGAATGAGCGCGCATGGCGTGAACTTATTGGAGCGGAGTTACGCGCTCGTGAAGCGATGAAATAATGGACTTTGTTACGGAGTGTAACCCGAGAGTTTCATGATTACTCGAACGCCTGAGCAAGTTCTAGGAGAGACACATGAACAAGAAGCGTCTTTTGAAACTGGCCGATCTACTCGAAGCAGACGCGAACAATCCGAACGGGATCAAGTTCGATCTCGCGCTTTGGGGAAAGCTGGAAACCGAGCCGAAGAAAATTCCGAAAACCATTCCGGTGAACTGCGGCACGATTGGTTGTGCTGTTGGACTCGCTTGTATTTCCGGCAAGTTCAAGAGCGAGGGCCTAACATACGTCACAGGCAATATCGGCGGCGATCTTGGCATGAATAATTTCGCTCCCGTCTTTGGCAATGAAACCGGCCAAGGTGCTGTTGAGGCTTTCTTTGGCCTGCAATACCTCGACTTCAACTTTCTATTTGTGAGTGAACAGTACTCCGCGCGCAAACGTCGCGGGAAAACTGGCGAGCTAGCCGTCGCCAAACGCATCCGTGATTTTGTCGATGGGAAAGCAATGCCAAGCCCGCGACGTGAGCCAACGTACTGAAGGCGCGTGAGCGATTCAAAGAGGGAATAGTCCATGACCAACCCCCTAGACCACGATCCCCAGGCACAAAGCCAATGTGGAGGAAAGTGATGCTCGACAAAATGGCCGATCAAATAGAGCGCGAATCCGATCAGGCAATTAACGGCGTTGTGCAGTCTGTCTATGAACTGTCGCGCACAATCAGGAAGCGATACCACGCCGAGCATATCGGATCGGACATTGAGAAATTAATGGACGCTCACAAGGAACTTGGGCGCGCCATCGAGCGGGTTCATTCCGAAATACACATGGAAGCAGCGGAGTAACGAGTATGTCCAATTCACTTGCTCACGACCTGACAAACTATCCCGGCGCAATTCAGGCGTCCAAGGATACGTTTAATACCGCCAACCAGTTCCTTGCCGCCAATCCCGTCATTGAAGACGAGGACACAGCGCGCGAGGCCGAGAAAATGCGCGTGCGGCTCAAGGGCTCGCTCGATGAAATGGAATCGGAACGCGACAAGAAAGTCCGCCCGCTCAACCAGCAAGTCCGCACGATCAACGAAACCTACAAGACGGCGGCTGGCACGGTGCAGCGTATCTATGACGAACTGCGCGCCCGCCTGACGGTCTATGCCCGCGCCGAGGAAGCCAAGCGGCTGGCCGAAGCTGCGGAGAAGCGCCGCATTGCCGATGAAGCGGATCGCAAGGCCCGCGAAGCTGAAATGGCCGAGTTTGAAGCCAAGGACAACGCCGCCAATGGCGAGCTTGATGTGAATGTCGGCCACGCCGTTATGGAAGCGGATCAGGCGTTCAACGATGCACAGCGGGCGGATCGCGAGGCCGCGAGGGCCGAGCGCAATTCAACCGTGCGCCTTGCTTCCGGCATGGGCCGGGTAACGACGCTGCGCACCAAGGAAACTCTTTTACTCGTCGATGCCGTGAAAGCCATCACTGTCATTGGCGTAACCGAGAAGACCCGAGAGGCGATCTTATCCGATGCCCGCGCCTATCGGAAGCTGCACGGCAAATTGCCGGAGGGCGTCACTTCACAAACTGAACGGTCAATCTGAAAGGTAACGCCAATGCCACTGAATCTATCCGTAGGTGACGGTGAGTTCGTCCCCTTCATCAAATACAACGCCAAAGCTGGACGCTTCTATGTGAAGGGCGCGGACGGCGGGCCGGAAATCGAAGTCGAAAAGCCGCGTCTCGTTTTCGACATGGCAAACATTCGCACCGGCTGGATTTACTACGCCGAAGGTGCCGGGCCAGAAAAAGTCTGGGACCCGTCACAGACGGAAGCCGCGCCGCGACCGAACGGCCCGCAGAAATGGAAGCGCGGGTTTGAAGTCATGGTGGTTGGTGCCGACAACATTCCAGGCGTCGGCAAGCTAGGCGCTCGCGAGTTTTCCAGCACGGCGGGAAACGTCATTACCTCCATTCTGCAAATGCACGCCGAATACGAGGCGGGCATGAAAGCGAACGCTAATAAGGTGCCGTTCTACGTCTGCACTGGCGTCCGACCAATCTCAGGCCACTACGGCACGAATTATGAGCCGCTGTTCCGTCTGCATTCGTGGATTGATCGGTCGAAGGTCCCGGCACTGGACGAGCCTGCCAGCGATGACCGCGTGCCTGACGTTAGGTTTGAAGACGAAGACCCGGCCCCGCCGCCTCCCACTGGCCGTCGCACGGATATGCACGACGAAGACATTCCGTTTGCTCCGGAGTTTCGCTAATGAACGCCGCCGCCGTTATCGAAGTGATGTTGCTACGCTGGTCCGACAATCAAAACGGGCGGACGGTGACATTCCTGTTGCCAGATGACGGCGGCGATCACCCCTTTAAAGGGCTCAAGTGCGGGCCATCGAACGGCGACCGTCTGGCCGTGTCTGTCGCGCGCATTGCAGACGATGAAACACAACACGCGGTAGCACAGCCCTCGCCGTCGAGAGACAGTAACAGTACGGCGGCGGGGGCGAAGCAATATAGCTTACCGCAGCGGGTCGGAATGCGATGTAGCGATCTGCGCTTCCGCAAGTTTCTTGTCGAGCAAGATAACAATGAAGCAAATTATATCGCCTATGACACCGATAGGGCGGCTGACTCCGTGCGCGTTCATTGCGGCGTGAAGTCACGATCTGAAATTCAGCCCGGCACCGAAGCCGCCCGCAAGTGGGATGCGCTTGAAGCCAAATTTCTAGCAGAAGGTAATCAGCCATGAAGATGGTCGAGCGCATGGCGCGAGCAATCTTGATTAAAGCGCGGCTTGATGGCCGTCCGATGGATAAGCGCCTGTCAATTGATTACGCCCTCGCAGCATTGAATGCTATGCGGGAGCCGACAGAGGAAATGCTTGGTCGTGGCCAGCATTTCTACGACAAGACTGTGTGCGGTCTAATGGATACCAACGAACCCATGCTTGCCGCGTGGGACGAAATGATCGCAACCGCCATTAAAGAAGCGGAGGCGAAGTAGATGGCCCAGCGCATCCTCAGACCGGCAACGGCCTTCTCCAATTCCCTATCGGCCAGCACGAAAAAGCGGCCAAGGGAAAAGAGCGAATCTCATTTGAAGTTCATTCGCAGTTTGCCCTGTTTAATCACAGGCAAGTACGGCGTCGATCCCGCACATATTCGATTCGGTGATCCGTTCTATGGAAAGCCCGATACCGGATTAGGCCAGAAGCCGCACGACCGTTGGGTTTTGCCGTTGCATCGTGAAGTTCACATCGAGCAGCACGAAAACAATGAACGCGAATGGTGGAACGAAATAGGGATCGATCCTTTGCAAGTCGCGTCCGCTCTTTGGGCGAATACCGGAGACGTTGAAGCGGCTGAACTTACATTGAGTGCGTTCAGGACGAAGATAAAACGTTGAGCGGACAAGTGGAGAGATGGTGATGGCACGCAAAGGTGAGACGGCATACAGCGAGAAGATCGCAGGCGCTACGGGCAACTACGACTGGCCTGTGGAATTTGATGCAACAGACGGGTTTGTTGGCATCAGCCAACATACGCACAAGGGCATAGACCGAGTGCTGCTGTCACCCGCGCAGCTTGATGAGCTTATTGCCTTTGCGAAGCGCAACAAGAAATAAGCCCCCGGCACGGCGGAACCGTACTGAATCACGCCAGCACAAATGATGAGGGAATAGTCCCAATGACTAATGGATTCAAACTAGGCATCGAGGCGGCGGCGAAGGTGGTTCAGTCGTGCCGGGATAAGCACGCGCCGCAAGATGAATTGCTTGGCTACATCATCGGAGAAATCCGCGCCCTCCCGATCCCCGACACTCCAGCAGGGGAGGTGGATGTTGAGCGATGCCGCGAACTATTTTCCGATCTTCTTCGCAAGGCACAACATGGTGCGGTCCCGTCAGGCGCTTGCATAGCTGCTGCCGAAGCAGGAGCATTTCTGCTCGACCGCCTAGACGCCTCCCCCGCACCCGTAACCCCAAAGCGGGTTCTTATTCCGACAAACAGCGAATGGCCGGGCGGCGTTTCTGACGGTCTAGTTTCTCCGTGCAAGCTGTGCTGCAGGATTCCTGAGTTTGATTATCTGCTCAAGGACGAAGTGTGGGACGATATTGTTTCAGAAAATGATCGCCGCGACGTAATCTGCTTACCCTGTCTGGATCGGCTTGCGTTCGCAAAAAGAATTGATTTTGCCGAGTCGCTAAAACAAGTCCAATTCACCGGGCACGGACAAACTATTGTACTAACCCCAACGGCATTTTTCGATTATGACGCGCGCCCCCGTCACGCACAACCAGCCGCACCCGTAGGTGATCCTGACGACAAAATCAGGATCATGTTTGCCGAGTACGTCGATGCAATTGATCGCGGCGAGGAACAGATCGACAGCCAGAAGCACGCGGACGCTATCGATGCAGTCAGGAAGTTTCTCGGCAGAGAGCCCAACACAAGCGTCCCGTATCGCTACACGAACGAGTCACGCGAAGCTCATAGATCGCGCGCGCGTGCATGGATGGCTGATCGCGAGGACGCAGCCGTACCAGTAGCGGGTGACTGGATGAAAGCCGCCGTGAAAGACATTTACGATGTGGCAACGCATTTCGATCTGACGCACGAAAACATCGAACGGTGCATCGCGCGTCACGCGCCAGTCTCAGAAGGCGGGAAGGACGAAAGGGGCGAGTGATGGCGAAGTTCCTTCATAATTTTCAGCAGGGTGATCGCGTTGAACATGACAATCGTGGGCTCGGTATCGTGTCTGCAATTAAAGACGGCTTGGTTCACGTTGTCTATGACAAGCGAAGCGAGCGGACAGAAAAACACTGGGTCGGCGTCTATGACGACAATTGGTTTCGCAATGTTGGCTTGCTCCGAAAGGTAAAGGCAGGTGGGGAGGGGAAGTCATGAACGCCTTGCTGATCCTTTCGTCATTGGACGAGCCAATCACGAGAGGCGACGTGGGCATGTTCTTTGTGACTGTGTTTGGTTTGTTTGCCCTAGCCATTATTGGCTTTGCCATCGCTATGGCCGCGCTTGGGAGGTTTTGATGGAAATATGGGACTATTATCTCATACAATGTGAACCGTGATTCAGTACGTAACCGCAGAACAAGGTGATTGGAGAAGGAAGATGTGCAGCGATCAAGACAGCGATAACAAAGCAGGCACCGCAAATAGAGAAATTAAAAGGTCCGGTGAAGATGCCGGAAAAGAATTGGCGCGATTGATGGAGCGGCAACTTGGGTACGTCGAAGGCCGTATCGATAACATCGCATTGCGATTGTTCATACGCGCATACTGGTCGCGCGTATCGACACTAGCGCACATCATCCACGACGAATAACCCATGCGCCGCCCCTCCCTACTGACGCAGGCTGAGGTTGCCCGAGCAATACGGGCAGCGAAGCAATGCGGGGCTGAGGGTGTGGAAATACGCCCGGACGGTACGATTCTGGTTCGCTTGTCCCCGATCCCCACAGTGCCGGAGGCCGAGGATCAGGCTACAGCCGAGCGGGAGGTCGTACTATGACCGAAATGCCCC